TTACGATAGACGAAAACTTAACGCTAGGTGATTTTCCTATCATGCACAGTACTGCATCGATAGTAGATACAGAATCTGGTGATCAAATTACAGCATCGTCTGTAGTAGGTATTGATCTTAATCAGAAAGGCATGCAAATGCCTCAGAAGTTTGGTAGCGCATCATCTTATGGCAAGAAATATGCGTTAGGTAATCTATTACTAATTGACGATACAGCTGACTCAGATGCAACCAATACGCACGATAAGTCTGCATCTAGACAAACGCTTAAAGCTTTGGCAGGAACTGTTGATGCTATTAAGAAACCAGTTGTTGATGCAAGCAATATCGATCAAGCTAAAAAGTTCTTAGCTAATGGAGGTTTGATGAAGACTCTATTAGAGAAGTATACTATAACAGATGAAACACTAAAAATACTGAATGGATAATAAAGAAGCAATTGAGAAATTAAGAGACGACGAAAACTATTACGGCGACTTTGGTAAACAGTATCTTAGTAACAGTGATATATCTTCGTTGTTGAATAATCCGCTCGATTTCAAAAAGCCATCACCTCCAAACCCTGCGTTTATTGTTGGTGGTTATTTCCACACTACTATACTAGAGCCTGAAAAGCTTGATAAGTATAAGATAATTAAATCATCAACTAGAAATACTAAAGCTTATAAAGAGATATCTGGAGGCGATATATGTCTGCTAGAACACGAGGCTGATAATATTGAGTTGATGCGTGAAAAAGTATTAGAAAACGAGTTGTTTTATGATATGATAAGAGAAGGTAACGTTGAATATGAAGTGCCTGGTATTAAGACTCTAGACGGTCTTGATTGGAAAGGTAAAGCTGATATTGTTAATCATAGCCATCAACTTGTTATTGATCTTAAAACAACTAACAACATAAATTCATTTGCTAGTTCAGCTTATAAGTATAATTATGACAGTCAAGCTTATATATATTCTAAGATGTTTGGATATGAGTTAATATTCATAGTTGTAGATAAGAAGACTAGACAGCTAGGATTGTTTGATTGTAGTGATCAGTTCTTACAATCAGGACAGAACAAAGTTGCTAAAGCAGTACAAGCTTATAATGAATTTTTTGTAAATGGCGAAGGAGATTTTAGCCAATATTATATCTCTAAAACACTTTAATTTAAAACAAATGGCAAGTTTAATATCAGCAAATATAGATTTAACTAAGATTGACAAGTCTAAAATATACGAAGGTAAGAAAGGTAAGTACTATCCTATTACTATAGTTATAAACGATGAGCTTGGACAGTACGGAGACTCAGGCTATATACAAACAGAACAAACTAAAGATGAAAGAGATGCTAAAGCACCTAAGTCGTTTTTAGGCAACTGTAAGGTAGTATGGACTAATGGGACTAATGTTAATACAGCTCCTAAAGAAGGACAACCTCAACAGTCTAATGTTGAAACGCTACAAAGTATAGCAGCGGATCCTGATCTACCATTTTAATGGATGATGAAGATTACATTAGTAGAGTTACCGACGATAACGGTAATATAACTTTAATAGAAGATTAATATGACAGTTAACAATACAGAGATCAACGGATTTACTATTGACCAGTTCAATCAGTATGATCTAGCGGTAGGTAAAAAAGAGGGCGTATGTCCTCTTTGCTCTGCTGATAGAAAACCTGAGAATCGTAAAGCAAAGTGTGCTATGTACGATTGGGAACGTGGTCTTGGTACTTGTATGAATTGTGATGAAGTTTTTCAGTTGCATACGTTTAAGCGTAAAGGTGAAGCAAATAAAGTATATGTTAAACCTGAATGGAAGAACAACGTTATGCTAAGTGATAATGCTGTTAAGTGGTTTGAAGCTCGTGGAATATCACAGCGTACACTTATCAAGATGAAAATATCTGAGGCTCTAGAGTGGATGCCTCAGACATCACAGCAGGAAAATACAATACAATTTAATTATTTTATTAATAATGAACTTATAAATGTAAAGTATAGAGATGGTAGAAAGAATTTTAAATTGGTTAAAGATGCCGAAAAGGTATTCTATAATCTTGATAGTACTGTCGGCCATGACTATGTTGTTATTGTGGAAGGTGAGATTGATGTTTTATCTTTTGTGGATGCTAAAGTCGACAGTGTTGTCAGTGTTCCAAACGGAGCTACTCTTAATCGTCTTAATCTTGATTACCTCGATAACTGCATTGAATATTTCGAAGACAAGAAAAAGATTATCATTGCAGTCGATGGAGATGAAGCCGGACAGAACTTACAACAAGAACTCATCAGACGTTTTGGAGCTGAAGTATGCTACACGGTTAGCTTCGGAGACTTCAAGGATGCTAATGAATATCTCGTCGCTCACGGCAATAGTATGCTCAAGCGCCTTATTGATACAGCTAGTCCTGTTCCTCTTGAAAACGTAGTAACCTTAAAAGATGTAAATGATGAACTACAAGAATTTATTCACGAAGGCTTTAAGCCTGGTTATCAAATCGGTCTTGATAACTTTGATAGCATATTCTCTACTTACACGGGACAATTCATCACAGTTACAGGCGTTCCTAGCAGTGGGAAGTCTGATTTTGTTGATCGAATGGTCGTGGGATACCAAATGAAGTACGGCTGGAAAACAGCATTTGCTTCACCAGAGAACAAACCTACATTCTTACATACTCATAAGTTGATACGTAAGATAGGAGGTTGGATGCCTACTAAAGAAGATATAGGTACAGAGAAATGGGATAAAGTAACAGAAATAGTAGATAGTAACTTTTATTTTATAGAAAACGAAAGATATGATCTAGATTCTGTACTAGCTAAAGGTGCTGAGCTTGTTAAGCGTAAGGGTATTAAATGTTTAGTTATAGATCCATATAATAAAGTTAAAATGAATGGGTCTAGCGCAATGAGCATACCTGATGCAACGATGGAATACTTAACACGTATAGAAGCTTTTGCAAAGAAGTATGATGTGTTAGTTATTGTAGTAGCTCACCCAACTAAAATGTATAAGAAAGATGACGGAACAATGGATGAACCAACAATGTATTCTATTAAAGGCGGTGGTGAGTGGTATGATGCTAGCTATCATGGCCTTCTTGTTCATAGGAATTATAGTAATAAAACAGTTAAGGTTAAAGTTCTTAAAGTTAAGTTTCAGAATCTTGGCGAAAACCAAGCTGAAGCACACTTTAATTGGAACAAAGATTCGGGCGACTATATACCGCATGAACAAGAATTGAACTCAATGCCTTGGGAAGGATAGATGAGTGTAGGAACATTAAAAGCAAGAGAGCTTGCTAAACGTAGAAAGTCAGGATTTCTTCTAGATGTAGAATGGGTGGCTGATACCGATCAGCAAGTTTGGTACGAGTGGGGAGTTAATAAAGGTATAATTATATCTCCAATACCTGTAACTAATAAACCTGGTAAATGGTTTGTTGGTATATCAGAGCCTGGTAAACATAAGAAAGTTTACAAATCTAAATTCCAATATGATTGGAAACAGATATGGGATGAGGTCATGAACGCTTATAAATATTATTATGATAAAGAGAAAATTTAATTATTTAAGCATAAAAAGCTTTTTACTTTCAATAGTTATTGTTATATTTACAGGCTTTGCATTGAGTGCTTATTCTCAAGCAGATCAAGTAATAGGTTTAAAACCAACAATTATAATAGCATGCTCTTTATTATCTATTCTAATTAATTTAGAAGAAATAATAGAGCATACCAAGTATAGTTCTTTATATTATACTATATGTAAAACAATTGCTTTAATTTGGTATGTTTGTTTTGTTATGATTGTATATAAATATTTTTTATTAGAATCTTATGAAGTATAATTTTAAAAATGCAAATCAAGCTTTTAATTATTTTTACAAAAGAATACCTAAAGAAGGTATTGATTTTGATAATACAAAAGCTCTTTTTGATGTTGGCTTTACTATTAAAGATCCACTAGATAATATCATTACAAATAAAGATCGAAACTTTAGCATAAAATATGCTGAAGCTGAATGGAACTGGTATTTGTCTGGAGATAATAGTATTGATAAGCTTGGCCAGCTTTATGGTAAAATACCCTTGATATGGGAAAGAATGTCTATTGATCGTCATGTTAATTCTAATTATGGTTATCAATGGGAGCGCAACTACCAATTAGATTATGTAGTTGCTAAACTAAAAGACAATAGAAACACTAGGCATGCAGCAATAAGCATTTATGATGGTAAGGAACATAAGTTATATAGAAAAGATACTCCGTGTACTTATGCAGTTCAGTTTACTATACTTAATAATAAGCTTAATATGTCTGTTCTGATGCGTTCTAATGACCTCTGGTTTGGCTTTTGTATTGATCAGTATTGTTTTTCATATCTACAAAAAATGGTTGCAGATAGGCTGTCTATTGATGTTGGCACTTATTATCACTATGCACATAACTTACATCTTTATAACGATAAATTAAAATAATATGCAAATAGAAACTAAAGACGAAATAGTTCAAACAGTTCTTAAAAAGATGGATCAGCGTAGTTTGATTGGTCAAAAGAAATACGGTGCAACCATGATGGAAGAAATTGTGGGTGAAAAGAAAGATCTTAATAGATTTATAATAGATGTTCAAGAAGAAATGATGGACGCTATACTATATCTTGAAGCGGCCAAACGTTGTTTGTCTGATGAGATTGAAGATGCTATGGTTGAAAGATCTAATAGCGGAGGATTAAATTATAACTTTTAAATCAAACAAAATGAAAAAATTAATATTATTAGTATTATTACCATTAATGTCTTACGCTCAAGGCTTTGAAAATATATATTATAGTCCAAGCATTACTATAAGTATTATGGATGATTCTTATGCTGAACCAATTCAAGATGCTAAAATATTAGCATCAAAAAACAATCTTTATCCTTTGTTTGGAAAAGGAAAAGTTATGTCATCTTTTGAATCTAATTCTGATATAGATGCTTTGTATGATTATCAATGGAAAAGTGATTACATTACTAGACCAGGAGAACAAAAACAAGATGCTTTAGTTAAAGGCGATAACGGTAAATACTATATTATAAGATGGCAATAGAAATAAGTCAAGGTAAGTATAAAGTCTATCATATACCAGGTCAAAAGGTTGGTTGTACAACTGATATACAAAAAAGAGTTACAGAACAACAAGGGTTCAAACCTGGTGAGTATGATATACTATTTGAAACAGATGATATAAGACTAGCATCTGAAGCTGAAAGAACTTTACAAAAAGATTTTGGTTATAAAGTAGATATTAAACCTTATCATAAATTATTTAAAAAACAAATGAAACAAGATATAAACGTTACTAATCAAACTACAACATTTGCTGTATCTGTTCAAGATATTGACGCTAACTATTTAGAAAGTTTGGAATGGACCACTCAGTATGGTGATGTTGTTATTGATTCAACAGATAAAATTGAATGGATATTAAGTAATATCAAAGAATCAATGTTTAATAAATCAAGAAGTTATGTTTACAATAAAGCATTATATGAAGCGGGTCCGTTTGAAAAGCAGACGAATATGGCTTTCACTAAAAATGACAGCACTTCATTTAATATATTTAATCTTATACGCTCTTGGGCTGAGGTAAGAGGTATATTTGATAAAGGCAATTCACATACTCAGTATGTTAAGCTGATGGAGGAAGCTGGCGAATTAGCTCAAGCATTGCTTAAGAAAGATACTCCTGAGATTAAAGATGCTATAGGCGATATGGTTGTTGTTTTAACTAATCTAGCGCATCTTGAGAATTTTACTATAGAAGAATGTATTGATTCAGCTTATATTGAAATAACAAACCGTAAAGGTAAAATGATTAATGGAACTTTTGTTAAAGATATAGAAGTTAAAGATCCTGAAACAATATCTGCTTATCCAGATCCAGGACCACCACCTAGGTTTACATCTAATAGAACTTAATGAAAAGAAAATCAGGAAAAAGAGGACCAGTTGCAGCAAAGAAGGTATCATATGATGGTATCAACTTTGCTTCAGGGTTAGAAAGATATACCTATATGGCTCTTAAAAAGAACAAATTATTTGAAGGTTATGAAAATGAAGTTTTCCAGTTGGTCGAAGGTTTTGATTTTAACAATGAATCTTTTGAAAAACAAGCAAACGGGAAAGGTGATTACACTAACCGAGGGCAAAAGAAAATCTTGGGAATTAAATATACACCTGATTTTATTGGAAAAGACTACATAATAGAATGCAAGGGAAGAGCTAATGAGTCCTTTCCTTTAAGATGGAAATTATTTAAATTATGGCTTACGAAAAACAAGATTGGAAAGACACTTTACAAACCGCAAAACCAGAAAGAAGTAGAACGGACGATGATACTGATCAAAGAAAAAAGAAGGAAGCGAGGATGATGTATTCGCGTAGAGTGTTACAAAAAGATATTAATAACTATATAAAATTAGCAAATGGAGCAATTAGATACTCAGACATCGAATCTATTGGAAGAAAACATGGATTTTACACTACGTGATCACCATGAAGAGCGTGTTAAACATCATATGAAAATGTTAAACTATTATTTAAAAGAACAAAAAAATGACAGGATGGGAGATTAGTGCTGGATTATACCCGGGAGTTCTTGTTGGTATGAGAAGCTACCCAGAAGACAATTTTGTAGAACACGTTTTCTACATACCTTTTATTGAATTATGTATAACAATTTATTATGGATGAAATTAAAAAGTACGTGTTAAAGAATTATCCTACACGCTTTAAAAAAGATGATAATATTAAAGTAGAAGAAAGAGAAAAGCATTTTGTTGTATATGCTAAAGATAAGTCTCCAGTATTTCTCAGTAAAAAAGATTTTAAATGAAAGAAAATAAACTAATAGAAATGTCTAACAAAATAGACACAATGGGAAGTGTTTTAAATAGGATAGTTCAAGAACTAAATACTATGAAAGACATATCAGTTGGTACAACTGAATTACTTAAGTTAATGCCTGGTTATAAAAAAGCCTTAAAAGAATTAACTAAAGTGTTTGAGGAAAAAAGAAAAGAACAAGAAGATAAAAAACTAGAAGTATAAATGGGATTATTTGATGAGAGAATTGCGTACAAACCGTTTGAATATCCAGAGTACTATACTGAGGGATGGCTTAAACAAGCTCAAGCGTTCTGGTTACATACAGAGATACCTATGTCAGGTGATGTTAAAGACTGGAACGAAAAGCTTACAGACTCAGAAAAAAACTTGGTTGGAAATATTCTTTTAGGCTTTGCGCAGACAGAGTGTGCAGTATCTGATTACTGGACACAGAAAGTAGTAGGTTGGTTTCCTAAGCATGAGATAAAACAAATGGCTATGATGTTTGGTTCGCAAGAAACAATACATGCTGTTGCTTATTCTTATTTAAATGAAACATTAGGTTTAGAAGATTTTGAAGCTTTCTTACAAGATGAAGCTACAATGCAACGTTTTGATACTTTAGTAGGATATGAAGGAACTGATAGAGTTAATATCGCAAAATCGTTGGCTGTTTTTAGTGCTTTTGCTGAAGGAGTTAGTTTATATTCTGCTTTTGCTGTGCTATATAGCTTCCAAATGAGAAACCTTTTGAAAGGTGTAGGTCAACAAATGAAATGGAGTGTAAGAGATGAATCTCTTCACAGTAAAATGGGATGCCAATTGTTTCGGCAAATGTGTGCGGAAGATCCTAAGCTCCTAGAAGAAGTAAGAGATGATGTTGTGAATGCCGCGCAAATGATGTTAAATGCAGAAGAAAAGTATATTGATAAAATGTTCGAACAAGGAGACATTGAAAACCTTAAATCCTATGACCTTAAACAATTCATTAGAAAACGACTCAATGAAAAACTACAAGAACTTGGTTACTTCGACCTCGGGCAATACTTTGAATTTCACGAAGCCGCAGCAGACAACCTCGACTGGTTTTACCACCTTACAGGTGGTCATACCCATACTGACTTTTTTGCTATTAGGTCTACAGATTATTCCAAAGCTAATGAAGGTGAGGATTTTGAAGATATATGGTAGATGGTTAAGAAAATTAATAAAATCTTTACGTCTTTAGTAAAAGATAGAAGAATAACAGCTAGAGAGCGTATAGCTCAAAGGCTAGGTTATATGGGAACAGGCTTTATAATGCTAGGTCCTTATATATTGAGTGCAGGTGATATAGGACCTATAGTTTATATAATTGGTGGTTTTATATCACTGCCTCAAGTTTGGTTAGCTAAGCAATGGAATTTAGTTGCTGTTAATTTAAACGTTATGATTGGCTATACTGTATACCTATTATAATGGATAGACACATTATTAAATGTAGCCAATGTGATGAAACTTTTCCTGGTGGATTTGAATATAGAATACACTGGGAAAAACATTTAGATGAATTTTTAAAAATTAAAAATGGATTGGAATAATGAATGGAAGAAAGGGATTGATTACCCTTCCTGGGGAGATACGGAAGTCTACAAAAAGACTATAGCCGGTGGATATTTATTACCAGGAGAAACGCCTAAAGAGGCGTATCAAAGAGTTTGCAAGGCTGTTGCAAGAAGATTATATAAACCAGAATTAAGTGATAAATTTTTTGATTACATATGGAAAGGATGGCTATGTTTAGCTTCTCCTGTTCTATCTAATACTGGTACTGATAGAGGCTTACCTATTTCTTGTTTTGGAATTGACGTTGCCGACAGTATTGCTGATATAGGTCAGAAAAACCTAGAAATGATGTTACTAGCTAAACACGGCGGGGGAGTTGGTATCGGAATTAATATGATTCGTCCTGCCGGAGCTAAAATAACAGATAATGGAACTTCAGATGGCGTTGTCCCTTTTTGCAAAATCTACGACTCAACTATACTCGCAACCAACCAAGGTTCCGTTAGAAGAGGAGCTGCATCAGTTAACATTAATATTGAACACCCTGATTTCCTCGAATGGCTTAACATCAGAGAGCCTAAAGGGGATATCAACAGGCAATCTCTTAACTTACATCAGTGTGCTGTCATTGGCGATAAGTTTATGCGAAGCCTTGAAGCGGGAGATCAAGAAGCAAGGAATAAGTGGAGTAAACTCATCCAAAAGCGTAAAGCAACTGGCGAGCCATACATCCTTTTTAAAGGAAATACGAACAAAGCTAATCCGCAAGCTTACAAAACGAACGGATTAAAAGTTCACATGACTAACATATGTAGTGAAATTACACTGCATACTGATGAGTCACATAGTTTTGTTTGCTGCTTGTCTTCATTAAACTTAGGCAAGTATGATGAATGGAAGAATACTAATTTAGTATATGATGCTACTTGGTTTTTAGATGGTGTGATGGAAGAGTTTATACAACGCGCTAAGAATATGCGAGGTTTTGAAAATGCCATAAGATCAGCTACTAAAGGTAGAGCTATTGGTCTTGGTGTATTAGGATGGCATACGCTATTGCAAAAGAGTGGAATAGCATTTGAAGGTCTTTTAGCGCAGTTTAAGACGCGTGAAATATTTTCAAAGATTAAGATAGAAACTGAGAGAGCTTCTAGGGCACTTGCGGAGACGTATGGCGAGCCCTTATGGTGTGTAGGTACTGGAATGCGAAATACGCATTTAAGGGCTGTAGCGCCAACCGTATCAAATAGTAAATTAGCAGGTAATTTGTCACCAGGTATAGAACCTTGGGCTGCAAATATATTTACTGATCAGTCTGCTAAAGGAACTTTTATTAGAAAAAATCATGAACTTAAGAAAATACTTAAAAAGATTGGTATTGATACTAAGGAAACTTGGGATCAAATTCTGGAAGATGGTGGATCCATTCAAGGAATTAAAAAACTCGATGGATGGTTTTACGATCACCTCGGAAGATTAACTGAAGTATCTGAAGAAAACGAACCAGTAAAGAATGTGTTTAAAACATTTAAAGAAATTAATCAACTAGAATTAGTTGGTCAAGCTGGTATACGTCAAGATTACATAGATCAATCAGTTAGCTTGAACCTAGCTTTTCCTGCAGAGGCAGAGCCTAGGTGGTTAAATAAAGTTCATTTCGAAGCTTGGAAGCGAGGAATAAAAACTTTATATTATACAAGAACAGAATCTGTTCTAAGAGGAGATATAGCTGCAAGAGCTATGGATCCTGATTGTATTTCTTGCGACGGATAAATTAATTAAAAATAATTATGGCACAAAAATTTACATTCGCTGATGCGAAAAAAAGAATAAAAGAATTAGAAAATCAAGTTGAAGAAGCTGCTACAAAAGCAGGCAACATAATACTTGATACATCTGATAATGTATTCACTAGTAAAGAACTAAATAAAATTAAGTTCTTAGAACTATGGTCAGTACTTGGCCCTATAATTGGTATAGTTATAGGAGTTATTATAGGATAATTAAAAGGGGGAGCTTGCCGTAATGGTTTGCTCCCCTTTTTTTATTAACCTCCAAAATTGTTATTAGCTTTTCTTCTATATTCATCTATTCTAGATGAAATACCTTGGCTATCTATCTCTCTCTGAAGATTTATGTCTTGAAGAGTTTTATTAGGATCTATATTAGGTTGAATATTATTATCAATATAAGATTCTGATTGTCTGTATTTTGGAGAATCAAAAAAATTAGCACCACTTGCCATTCCAGTAATATTTGACATTCCATTACCTATAGTGTCAACTGTAGCTAATTGTGGCACATCTTTAGACTGTACTCTATCTCTTTGTACTCTTCCGTCTGAAGTGTCTTTTAAAGAGGTTTCTACATCTTTTTTTGATTGATCTTCAGATACATCTTGTTTATCCGGTACTTTATTGTTTGGTATAACTGGTGCTATAGGTATTTTGCTACCTGCTTTTTTACCAATTATTTGTTCATACTTGTCAGGTGTTTCTCTAGCCATACCTCTATCTCTGTAGCCTAAAGCAGCTGTTCCTTTATAAGGAGAAGAAGCATCAAAAGTACCGCCTTTACCATCGTCCATAGCTTGTATAGTTCCTGGTCCAGCAGCTCCTTTTGGATTTTTACGATAATAACGATCTTCTATTTTATTTAAGTTTTTATCTAGATTTTCATCACTTGATGTAAAAGCGGTTAAAGCTTGGTTTAAACGATTACGCCTGTTTTGCATAAATTCTCGCGCCTGCTCTGGACCTAATCCGCGTTTTATACCAAGTCTTGTACCTCTTTTAACTAATCTAGCTTCTTTTCTTTCTTTTCTTTTAGCAACTCTATTGGCTAGTCTTTCATTTCTAGGTGAAAGATTTCTACTGTTTGCACCAGCCTCTGTTGTTCCTTTATATTGAGAACCATCACCTGTAGTTTCAACAGTACCACTTCCTCCTTGTCTTAAATCTTTAGTAACAGTAATGTTATTACGTTCATTTTCAGTTAATAAACCACCAACATTTTTTTTACCTTTTATAGTTTTTGTAGATACTTTTTCTCCTAAAGGTCCAGTAGTTTCCATTGGAACTATTCCCCTTTCCTGAATTTGATTTACTCGTTTTACTTTATCTCTTTTAGCCATTTTATTATTTTATATTAGATCTTTCCGCATTATTTGCTGCAATTTCCCAAGGTAATTTAGTACCACCCTCTATATGCATTTTACCTTTATATTCAATTTTACCATTTACTCTAGGATATTTTTGTTTGTTATAATAAACAAAGTTATCGTCATAATCTAATTTTCCTGATTTAATTTCTTTTTGATGATGTTTTTCATGTTTAATTACAGCTTTTTTCTGTTCAGGTGGTAAATTAGAATCAACTTCAATTGTACCATCTTTATTAGCTCTACCAGCTACTCCTTTTGGTAAAGATTTTTTTAATGGTCCAAGATCAAGATCTAGATCTAAATCTAGATCAAGACTAAGATCTAATGCAAATTTCTTTTTTTGATTTAAACCTAATTCCCATTTACTCCAACCTAAAGCTAGAAATAATTTTTGCCAAGCTTCAGATTCTTCATTAGCCATAGCAGATAAATTTTGAGCTTTTCTAATAACTCTATCTAAAGGAATACCACCAAATGAAGCAGCATTACCAACAATTTCCAAAGCCTTGTTGTCAGGAGACAGTTTAAAAGGATCATTTTTAATTTCTTTTTCATTGTATTTATATATATTTCCTATTGCAACTATGTCTTTTAACTTAGTATTAAGAGGTGGTGATATAGCTGTAGCCTCTAAAGCTATTTTATATGGATTATCAATTTTACCATACTTTTCTTGTTGCTCATTAGCTTCTGCTATAACACTATATATAGCTCCAGCAACTGCACCAGGATTACCTAGACTTTTAGCATAAGATGTTAAAGCTCTTTCAACAGATAAAATAGTTTTTTCATCCATTAATTTTTCTTTTTCATCTTCATCATCTTCAAATGCTACTGCAAATAAAGCAGTTTGTAAAGCATTAAAAAGCATTGCTTGACCTACGGAATAATATAAAACACTCTGCAAGTCTTGTCTAACTTTATTACCTCCGCCTTCAGCTGCTGATCTTCCAGATACTACATCTTGTAGTTTTCTTTTTACAATACGAGCATATTGAAAAGGTGTATTTGCAAAAGCGTATATAACCTTACCAATTGTACTTGATTGTATTTCAGATATTTTAGAAGGATCAGATGACTGTTGAGATTCTTCAGCTGTTTCAATCCATTTTTGCATTGCCGCTTTTTTAGCATCAGCTTCACTCATTCCACCTTCAATTAAAGTTTTTAAAGTGTTTCTATAAAAAGCTGCACCACCTAAAGCAATAGCAAAACTATCAGACATTCTTGTTGGTAAAAATCCAAATTTAAGTATTTTGTTTAAACCTGTTACATCACCTTCAGACATTTCATCAGCTAATACATCAAACTTAGCACCTTCTCTTCTGTTTTTTAAATAATCACTGTTCCAAAGAGTATTAAAATCTTTTTTCCAGTCACTACTAAACATTGCACTTGTTGCTTGGAATATGTTATTATTAGCTTTACCTATAAAATTTAAAGAAGATAACAACTGTAAGACAGCAGATCTAGTGTTTACAAACATAGTAGTTGCTACAGCTCTATTTATCCAATTTAAAAACGCATTTGACTGTGCATCCGTACTTACACGGTTTCTACCAGTCTTCATTCTTTGTAATGAATTTTGTAAAGCTTGTCTAAACTTTTTACCATACAAGTTTTCTATTTCTTGCATGTTATCTTTGTTAAATATATTATCTACATTTTCAGCAAAAGTTTCTAAATGTTTAGCTCTAGTTCCAGAATTAATAGAATCGTATATAGATTTGTTTATAGTAGTATCATTTCTCCATGTAGATTTATATTCTATAGGAAAGTTTTGTTCAATTTGATCAGCAAGAGCTTTTAACTCAGGATCATTTTCAACTGCTGACACCAATGCATCTATGTAACTTTGTTTTTCTATATCAACTTCTACTCCGTTTTTAATCCAATTGTAAACTTTAATAGCTTGGCCCTTACTGTAAGGTGTACCATCTACTACTTCTTTTAAATCAGATTTAAAACTTTTCATTATTTCAGCAAATTGCTTAGTCTTAGCTAATATTTCAGCTTCGGCAGCAGCAACACCTCTTGAATAAGGTTCTAATATAGTTGATTGAAAAAACTTTTTAGCTTTTAAGCCAGCTTCTCCACCAGGCAAGAAAGCATAAAGTAATCCTTTAATGTCTTCTGCATTTGGTGGTATAAACCATCTTGATGGTTTACCTAATCTACCAGTTATAGAGTTTAGTATTTTTCTAAAGTTTCTATTTAATCCTTCGCCTTGACCTTCAGCTTTTGCTTTTTCTTTTTCAATAGCTTTATTTTGAACTTCTTCTAGTTTTTTATCTAGTTCTTCAGAAGTTTTGTTTTGGTCTTCTTCAGTATAATTATCAGATTCTTTTAAAGCTTTTATTTTTTTAAGTCTAGCGGCTTCGTTTTGTGCTGCATTTTCTTTAGCTATTAATAAAGCTTTTTCTGATGGAGTTTTGCCTATTTGTACTTCACTTGTTGTTTTAGCAACAAAATCAGACCACTCTTCAAAAGTCATGATATTTTTAACTGTTGAATAAGATTTTTTAATAGCTTCTATTAAGTTTTTACTTTCTTTATAAAACTTTTCTAAAGCTTTCAAACCTTGATATTCTGGATTAATAGAAGATCTGTATTCAGGATCAACATTTGATCTAGATTTTTTATACCATGTTTTACCTTCTGAATCTTTTAGTTTAGAGAAATTAGACAAAGGATCGCCTGAAACAACTTCTGAAACAGCAAGATCAATCATTTGATCTAAAGTTAAATCTCCAAAGTTTTTAGTAGTAGGATCAAAGCCTAGCATGTTAGCTAACTCTGTCATATACTTGCTTATGATATCTTTTATTTGAGCAAGAGTATTTTTGTTAGTTCCTAAAGCTTTAGCACCATAATCTTCTAATATTCTAGCAAATATTTCATTTTCTAATCCAAAAGTATCTCCATTGTTATAGTTTTCTATTAAACCAGCGTAAGCAGGATCATTTTTTATCTTATTAAAAACAACATCAAATAATCCAGTTTCTTTAACTCTAGATATTATATTATTCCAAACTTCTGGAGCAGAATTAAAAATAACTTGATTCCATACATGACCAGATTCATGAATAGTAGTATTTAAAGCATCTTTTCCTGTTAAATCTACAAATATTTTACTAGTACCAAGTATTTGAAAACCTAAATTGTTTTTCATGGCATTATCAGCGTCATCGCCTACAACTTCTTCCTCAGCTAATACTTCTTTTATTCTAGCTTTATCAGTTACTATTTCAAAATCTTGATCACCATTTTTATTCCAATTAGCCTCTAATATAGCGGCTAGACCTTCAGCTGCTTGATCACCTGTTTTTTCAGAATCTGCTTTTTCGTTGTATACTTTATCTTTTGCTTTTCCAATTATTCTTTCGGTAGGATCAGCTTTTTCAGTAACAACTTTTTGTTGTGCTTTTATTAAATCAGGATTAGAATTTATACCATCTAAACCTGCTCCAAAAAATTCAGCTACAGTTTGACCATTACTTAATACTATACTGTTTGCATCTATACCACCATTAACATTGTTAACGTTTGCATTAAAATATCTAGCCCATATACTATCAGTCAACATCCATCCTTCTGGAGTTTTGCTTTTATATGAAAAACGTCTACCATCTGGCCCGTTTCCAGCTAGTTTATCGTCATTAACATTTAACAAAGCCCCTTGAAAATAATTTTTTTCAATTAAATTAAAATTATCATTTACTTTTCCATTTATAGCTTGTCTGAATAAAAATTTAGCTACAGCTGAAGCTGGAAGAGTGTGTTCTTCTGTAAACAAAGCTTTACCTTTAGGATTTTTAGAATAATCAAACATTTTACCTTTAGAAGTAAATTTAACTGGAGAAGCTAATCTCATAAAATGACCTTGCCATCCTGAAGAAGACTTTAAAAGACCACCTATTACAGCTTTTCTTTGTGCTTGAGTTGAAGGCTTATTATTATTTTCAGGATCTTTAGCAATAAAATCCTCAAATATATTAAAAATTTGTTTTAAAGCTTTTAATTTATTTTCTTGTTGTTTTTTAAATTCAGGGTTTTTAAAGTCATTTTCTAATTTAATTTCTCTTCTTCCATTTACAATTTTATCATAACTAGTTGGTGTAAAAAGATCTTTATATAATTCAGATTCAGCAGCGAAAGGACCATTTTCAGCTATCCATGCGTCTGCATCAGGGGCTGATTTAAAAAACACATGACCTCTACGCGTTCTAAGTAAAGAATTTTTAAACTTACCTTTTCCGTTTTTACCATATTCTGGAGGATAAGTAGAAACTTCTTCACCTTTATTGTTTATTTTTGTAACAGCTTCAACTTCTCCTCCATTTTTAAGTTGATAAAAAACTATTCCTCCTCTCATTACTGATGAAGGATCTGTGGTTCCGTTGAATTGTCTAAAAAAGCTGGCTGGAAGTAATTTAGTTAATCCAGTTGATTTTAATAATTTTAAAAAAGTTTGTACTCTTTCTTCGTTATTTAAATTAAAATCTTCAATGCCTTCATTTTCTAATAGTTTTTTCCAATCTAATGAATTTTCAGCAAAATCTTCTTTTGTTTTTTCTAAACTTTTTTGAAATTGTTCAAATTTAAAAGCAGCTATAGTATTTTCAAAACTTTGGTTATTTAATTTGCTTTTAGCTATAATAATAGTTTTTTCTGAACTAACATCTTTATTTGCAGCTTTATTTATTTCACTAGCTTCAATTGGATTAGCTAACAAATATTCAGCTCTAACATCTTCTGCTATTTGAGTTGACACAGCTTCCGCTAAAGCGGCTTTTCTATCGCTAATAACTGATTTTCTGCTTTTTCTATCTAATGGTATATCTTTTCCTTCATAGTAATCTACAAACTCAGATCTAGTAGGAGCAAACATTGACCATTGTTTAGATATTCCAGTTCCTTTTTGTCCAGCTTTTTGAGCTAAAAAAGCAGTTGCTAAAGGTTTATAATTTCTATTTAAATAATTAGAAAAATCTTCTTTGGTTTTTGTGTTTTTGCCAAATTCTGCTTTTATGTCTTTTACTAATTGGCCATCATATATGCTATCTATAGCTTGTTTAGAAAGAGCTTGCCTTTTCTTAGCGGTTAATTCTTTATTTTTCTGTAATTCATTTACGGCTTTTTGTAATCCAACTGGTATAATTTTTTTAGCTTTATCAATTATAGCCATCGGAAGCTTAAGTTGATCTGCTAAAAATTTAGAACCAATTTTTACTTCAAAGTCATTTTCTTCTTCAACTAATAAATTAGCTGCTTCTGTAGAGTTAAAATCTACATTATTATCTTGAGATAGTACTTTGGTTGCAGCTCTTTCAACTCTTTTATTTAATTGCTGAGCTATATATGCTGCTATTGGAACACCAGATTCTGGTTTATAAGTTTCTACTAATCTAGCGACACCTTCAGGGCCATATCTTAATTCACTAGCTAAAGCATCAACATCACCATCATATCGTCTAAACTGAGGCACAGAGTTCAGCTTTTTTATAGCTACACTTCTTATTGTACCTTCTTGGGTTTCAACAATGCTATTTAAAGCCTTAACGCCATTAGCATCGTATAGCGATTGAGCTTGTTCAGATAAAACAATACTGTCTTCAGCTACTATGCCATCTATAGTTTGTACAGCTTGCTCTGCTTTAACTATTTTTGAATTTATTTCAGATTCTAAATCCGGGTCACCATTCACTATAGCTCTATCTAAATCATTATATAAATCTACAAGTCTTAAAGATTCATCTTCTCTAAATTGTTGAGTTTTAGATTTTGGTTGTATTCTTGTTTTAGATGCGTTACTTATAGTGCTTAATTCTTCTTGTTTAGTTGTAAATTGTTCTTCATACGTTTTAACAGCTGCATTTCTTTGCTCTGTGTTTATTACACCATCAGCTAGTTTTTTATCTAACTCTGTAACGCCATTACTTATGATATCTACTTCATCTTGTATGACTGCAATTTGATCGATTTCTTTATCTGTTAATTTTGCTGCTTTAGCTTGAGCCTTTAAAGTAATATCAATAATTTTAGCTTCTTGTATAGCTATACCTTTTTTTATTTCTTTTTTAACCTGTGGATCTGTTGTTGTTGCTAAAGTTTTTCTTAACTCAGCTATACTTTGTAAAGCTTGATTTTGCAATACTGTTTCAGCTGGTCCACGTAAAGCTGCTGTAGCTTTTTTAAATTTAATATTTTTTTTACTGTCTAATGATTTTGATATAGGATCATTACCTGAACCCCTCATTAATCCGCCACCTACAAAACCTTGTAAATAAGACTCTAATCCTTCTTGAGATAAAACAGCGTCAACAAAAGCTTCTGTTTTATTTTCATCTTTTGCAGAAGCTATATTTACAGCATCTAATCCTGTTTGAGCTAGTTCAGTTAATCCTTCTTTGTTTCCTGAGAGTAAAACGCTAGTCATAGTTTTTCCTAAACCAGCACCTGTTAACTTTTTAGTCATTAATCTTCCAGCGCCTTTCAACCCAGCACGCTCTAAAAGACCACTTACAGTTCCTACAGTGGCAGCGGTTGTTATATCATCTTCACCATCTCTTATTAGATCAGATAAAGTTTTGCCTTTTTGTTTAGCAACTTCTTCATTATAATCTATGTAAGATCTACCTATCATGTCTGGAATCAATCCTCCTCCAAGAGTAAGTGTGTTTATTGCAGCTGAAGATCCTATCGATGTTATACCATTGACTATACCAGCGACTAATTCACCTGAACCTTTCATTATTTCACCTTTACCTAAAAGCTTTAAACCTTCCGTTATTGATCCAACCTCACCCATTTCAGCTTCTTCAAGTTTAGATTGTTGTATGGCTTCATCAAGATCTTTTTCAGAAAGTCCTTCTTTAAAAAATTCAGGAATATTTTCGTTTTTTAACCAAGATTCAACTGCTTCATCTCCAAAAATACCTCTGTATATTTTATTACTAGCAACTGTTAAATTTGGTAGAAATTGTTGAAATGAATTTGCTACATTTTTAAATATACTATTAACTATTTTATCACCAGAAGATAATTCTTTTAATTCAGGTTGTCCAGTTTCAGGGTTTATTTTAACTTGGCCTGTTGAATCATCAATAACATATTGATCACTTAATGTTTCTTGAGTTTTAGCTTCTATCTCATCAGCTTGTCTTGCTTCTCTTTCTTCATATGTTTCGTTTCTTTCTATATCTTCTCCAAACAATTGTCCAAAGAAACCTTTAGCTGGATCTGTATTAACAGGGTTACCAAACTCATCGAGCTCTTCTTCCTCTTTGTCAGGAGTATAAAAATCATCCATGCTAGCAACTGGAACGTTTGTGTAGTCGAATTCTTCTTCCATTAAAGTTATTATTTTTTACGAGTTAAAAACTTTTTTAGTTTTTGAACAGGGGATGATTTAATATTATATTTTGGGGTAAACTTAGATGAATCTACTCCGTAAACAGCACCGGATAAATACCTAGCTAAAATTTCAGGATTATCAAACATTTCTTGTGTTATTTCTCTGTACAGTTTTCCGCCTTTAACTAAAACTATTTTACCGTCAGTTTGATCAAGTGGAGCTATTGATATATTTTGATTTCCTTGTAATCCAGCTGAATCTAACCATAGAGATAAGTTTTCTTTAGTTGGAGGTGGCAATTTTTTCAATATACTTGCTTTAGCCATATTATTTCTTTCTTTTTCACTTCCGGCCATTTGCATTTGAGCGGCTCTATTGGCATCAATTTGTTGCATTTTTTGAAGTTTAAGATCGTAATCTTGCTGCTTCCAATTGGTTTGTTGTTTGACTATGTAATTATCTACAGCCATTTGAGAATACTTTTCTTCAACATCATATTCTAATTTACTAGAATAAATTTCACCATTAGGTCCTTCGTATTGACCAGAATTTATGTCAGCATTTATTTGTTCATGAGTATATCCCATGTAATCAGCTGCCAAAGATTTTAATCCCATTTCACCTCCGTTTTTTTCTAAAAAAGTATCAAAGCTACTTCTAACAGTTTTTTCAAACTCAGGAGATTCTAACATAACTCCTCTAACAACTTCTTGACCATTAGGTAATTGTCTTCTTTCTGGTACAGCCATTTTAGTTAAAACAGGGCCTAATAAAGATTCAAACGAAGGAGCTCTTTGTATAGGTTGAGGCATTTGATCTATTTTATTAGCTGGTATGCTAAAACTTTCACCATCTTCTGTTTTACCTTGAAAAACTAAAACACCATTATCATCCATACCAAAATTACCTCTATTATTTATAATAGCTTGATAATATTGCTCTTGTTCTGGTGTTATAGCTTTACTTAGTGATCCTTCAGATAAACCTGTAGCATATTGAACAGCAACTCCATTTACAGCACCTATCAATTGTTTTATTTGAGGAACTTGGCTATTTATTTTAGCGCTAGCTGTAGCAAATTCATTTTGACTTATTTCTTGGTTTTCTAAACTGTTAACCAATCCGCTATATTGATCTACAAGTTGTCTACTCATAGATTGTTCGTAGTTTTGTAAAGATTCATATTCAGTGTCTGATGAAATCATCAAACCCTGTATGTCTTGTGCTTTAAGCTTTGCTAATTGTAAGTCTCTAGACTTTTTTTGATCTGCAGCTTGTCTTAGTTTTACTCCTTGTGCTATATCAGCATCCATACCAGCCTCTGCTCTAGATAAATCTAAATATGTATTGTATGGATTTCTGCCCGTAGGACTTGTGGAAACTTTAATCGCCATTTTGTTATTTTGAAGATTTAATTATTAAAAACTTTTTATTATTCACTACTTATTAGCCTTTATTGCCTCTTAAGAAATTACTTACTCTATTACTTCTACCAGCAACAGCGGATATACCTCCTATTAAGTCATTAGTAGCAGAATTTCTAGCAGCTGTAGCGGCTCCTAATCTATCTCCGGTTATATTAAATTGATCCATATTTTGATTATATTGACTTTCTTGTATATCATTACCTGCAGTTGCAGCATTTTGATAATAATTATTTAATTGCTGCTGATTTGCCATGTCAAATTGGTTTTGAGAACCTGCATTAAATTGACCTGATTGGTTCATTGACTGTTGATTAGCTAAAGCAAATTGATTTCCAGCACCAAATTGCGTTTGAGCAAAACTATTTTGAGCAGAAGTATTATATTGATTCATTTGATTTTGAGCACCAAATCTAGCTTGAGCAAAAGCATTATTAGAAGAAGCCCCAAACTGTCTAGCTTGATTTTGAGCTTGCATATTAGCCATACTCATTGTATTTTTGGCTTGTGCGCTAAACTGATTAGCCGTATTTCTAGCTCCAGCACTAAACTGATTTGCTTGATTTTGAGCACTTGCACCAAATTGAGCAGCTTGATTTTGAGCACTTGCCGCAAATTGAGAAGCATCATTTTGAGCGCCTACATTAACTTGCTGTTGTCCTAAGTCAAATTGAGATGCGGTATTACCTTGTGCTAATTGATTTTCTTGTAATCTTTGTTCAGCACTTGCTCTAGCCATGTTATTTGCCTGTTCTTGTTGGCCTATTTTAGCTGCTATACCTTGTTTTGATTTAGCGGCAGCTGCAGCTATTGCGGTTGCTCCACCAGCACCAGTACCAGCTTGAGTAGCTGCATCTTGAGTTGCAGCTAAAGCTTGATCTACTTCTTGGTTTTGCATATCAGCTTCAGCTGTACTAACTTGCAAATTATTCATATTATTAGTAAGTCCAGTATCAGCTCCTCTTTGTAAATTAGAAACATTAGTTCCCATAGCTGAATAACCTTGAGATGTGTAACCTTGACCTTGGTAACCTTCACCTTGATAACCTTGAGCTTTACCTTGTGCGGCTTGATAACCTTGAGCGCTACTTAATTTACCCATTTCAGCTTGTGCAGCTGGACCTAATTGACCAACTTCTGCTATAGATCCTTCGTAGGTATTAGCATCTCCTAATTCAACTGGATCATAATCATCAAAAGCATTTGTAAATTCAAAATTTTCTAAATTATCTCTAGCCGCTTCAAAACCTTCTTCAGCAGCATCTTCTTCTCTTCTTCTAGCTCTACCACCAAATAAAGACGCAACGCCTTTTCCAACTTTACCAAAAAATCCCATATTATTTATATTTTATCATTAATTCGCAGGAAGAAATACTGTTAACATTGTAATCCGCTTTTTTATATTTTTCTAATAACTTTTCATCTTTACAAATGCTATAGGAATATTTATAACCTAAATCTTTAGCAAAATCAGTTGTAAAATTTATTAAAAGTTGTAATGCATCATCTTTATCAATATCACAATAAGATTTATCATCAACAATTGCAGCTGGAATTGCCATACTGCTATTTGTCATCCACAGCCACATAGCTGCTATTGGATCATCTCCCTTGCATACCATGAAACCACCTAAACCTTTTCTTTTTTCTTCTTGTTTATCACCTACTTTAAAAGAACCAGGCAACATGTCACGTGGAAGAATTTTTTCATCATAAGCTTCCCACCATTTTGGTATTAAATTCCAATCTGATTCTTGTAATTTTCTAACTTGTAATTCCATATAATTTAACTTGACGAATTCACTGCCTGCGCATTTAAAGCAAATAATTCTTTTTGAACAGAAGCGTTTGCCACTGGTAATTTTAATTTAATATTAGCATAGGCTCCTTTTATTCCACCTACTATTTGAGTTCCGCTTGCTTGAATAGCACCATTAACAACTATATAATTAGGTTGTTCAGATGCTATTGGTGCAAAGTATTTACCTTCATTATTTTGAAAAGCAAAATTTACTAAATTTCCCATAATTATGTAACTTGTTGATTTATTACTATAGTTCTAAAAGAAGGTGTCATACTAGATTTAACTCTATCATTGTTAACTGCTACAACTACATTACCTGTTCTTATTGATCCTGTGTTGTTATCTGTTGCAGCTATTGTAAATCCAACAGTTGGACCTAACTCTTGTGTTGACCCTGGATCACCTCCATTTATTATTAACCAGCCAACATCTGGATTAGCAGTTACATTAACATTCCAAGCGTTAGCAATAGTGGTACTTGTACCTGCTTTAGGTAAAGAAATTGGAGTTGAAAGTGCTGCAATTACAGCTGTTTCTGGAGCAACTTTAGTTATAGTAGGTGTTATTATTGTATTACTTAATAGTATTGGAACAACAGTTGTTATTATTAATGTTCCAAAATTACTAGATGCTAATATATTACCACTAACAGAAGGTGTTACTCCGGTTGAAGCCATTGAAGCTGTATAACTGTTACTAGTTAAAACTTGACTATTTGAACATGTATATGTTAAAACAGTTGTTCTAGTACTTGCTACATCATATGGTCCATTATAAAATGGATTTCCTGTAGATGTTGTATCACCATTAGCTTGAACTGGCATAACAAATGAAACTGTACCCGCCGCGTCTGAAATAGTAAGAGCATTACCTACGTCAAATATTAATTGCCATTTTAGAGTAGCAAAACCATTTATCGTTATTGATCCAGCTGTTGCAGACGTAGGTACTGTTATTGGAAGTGTATAAGTTAAATTGTTTAAAAAAGGAGCACTTCTTGCCACTGTTGCAGCTTGCGGATTAGTTGAAGCTGGCATACCGCTGGTACTTAACGTTGTATTAGAAGCATCTATATAAAAATTGTCAACAACAGCAGTGCTAAATACTATATTATTAGCACCTGCATTGTTAAAAACTAAAGATGCTGGTGTTATAGCTGAATTTGATACTGTATCAACAATATTAACAGTTAATAATGCAACTGTAAAAGCTAATTCAGCACCAGTTCCTCCTATATTTAAGGTTTGAATACTATTCTGATTTCCTACAGTATGTTGTACTAAAAAAACTAATCTTCCATCTGTAGATTCAAAAGGTTTTGTTCCAACAGGGTTTGTAACTGTTAAAGAACTTCCAGAAGCTTGCGTTAATGTAATATTATTTATATTTGTAAATTCAAATTGAGAATTTAATGGAGATACAAATATAGCCCATTGTATTCCAGCGCCTTGTTTGGCTATAGAAGTGTTTGATCCAGTGAAAGTTGAATTAGCTGCAGCGCCCGATAATTGTAAAGTTGTTGTAAAAGTAACTGCTTCAACAGGAATTGTTCCAGCTGTATCTATGTCAGTTTCTATATATTCTAGTTCCCAACCAGAATCTCCTTCGTAACTTAATGAATTAAATTGTTTTATATTAGAAGGTGCATCGTTAAACACGGGCACCACATAAGATTCTGTAGTTCCTGCTCCATAAAAATTATTACTTGTAACATTTGGACTATGGTGCTGCCACAAATCTCCTCCTTTAAATGTATAATAAGAATTATTTAAAGATATACCGCTTTCTTGTTTGAAGGATCTAAAACTAGTCCACCCATTTGATCTATCGTCAAACGATAACGTTAAAAATCCAGAAGAAGCTGTTGCTAAATTAGTATCTGGATTGCTATCATATCCTTCGCCTATTATTGTTAATTCATATATGCGACTATATTCATCAAATGATCCTATTATTTGTGTAGATGTTTTTAAAGCATCTCTAAAAAAATCACCCATGCCAGTTTGTGATATTTCTTGAATACCATTTTGAGACAATCTTAACACTGAACCTCTATTTTTATCAGTAAAATATCTAGAAAATCCAAAAGAAGAAAAAGATTCTGGATTCTCAGCTATACCATATTGACCTGCGTATGCTGCTATTGTTCCTAAAAATTGTGTATTACTAGTAACGGGTATTTGACCACCTTCTGCTGAATAAATAAAATCTTTATCTATTGGTGATCTTGATACTTTGTCTTCTTGAAAAACAACTATTTGAGTATCATCTGCAAATAATTTTTGTATAGATCCATTTAGTGGATCCAGAGAAACAGTTAGACCACCCTCACTTTCATTAAATTGATTTATATAATTAATACCTGTTCTTGAGTTTAAAAGTCCACTAGAATGTATAAGAGTATTACTTCTTCTTTCTTCTGTAAAGTTTTCTTGAACAACAAATGCTCTTACGCCTATGTCAAAAAAAGGTTCATTAAAACCTGCTTTAATTCTATTAATCTCAAGATGAGCATTATTTCCTCCATCTGGATCAAAAGTAAGTAAAATACAATTAAAAAACTCTATATCTATAGCTGTTAAAGGAATATTTTCTACTAATCCACCCGTTGATGTTTCGTAAAAAATATCTAATTCAGAGCTAATTGGTTCTGTTTCAAATACACATATTCCACCACTTACGCTAACGTTACTATTGTTTAAAGTTGTTACTAAAGCATCGCCAGATGGATTACCTATTGATTGAACTTTAGTTAAATTACCAGCTGCTGTAGCATTTGTTACGTTATCTCCAGCTATGTATTTAGGAAAAACAGAAATATCACAAGGTGATATAGTGCTTGATGTGCTTGGAGGTATAACGGCAGTAGGATCTCTTGGTATTTTGTTAATACTATCACCTAATCTTTCTACGGTATTAACACTGCTAATAACAGAAATCCAATTATAATATTCTTGTTCTCGTTGTTTTACAACAACTTTATATGAATAAGCCCATGTTGGTATTTGATTTATAGGATCTGTAAAAACTAATCTTAATGCATGAAAAGCATTTGTACTTGAAGAGTTTCCAAAACCTGGATCTATAAAAACAGTATCAACGCCTGAACTAGAAAGTATAACTGGAGATTGTCTTCCAAATTTATCAGCAAGAACAATACCTACTTGATATGTTCTTCTTGACTTTAAAGATTGTTTATTTAATATAGTATTTCTTGCAGAATTTTCTCCTGTTTCACTAACTGTAAAAGCTATTTGTGGTATATCAAAATTTTGTAAAAAATTACCATAAACTAATCTACCTCCACCAACTTCTTGAGATTTAGCTTTTCTTGGAACTGCATCATAAACTCTAGTAAGTTGATCACCAGGTAATGTTCTAAATGGATCCGTGGATGAATAAGTAAAATTTATAAAAGGTTCTGTTGTAACTTCTATATCTTCAACAACATACAACGCGCTAGATCCTGATTCTTTATATATTAATTCTACATTAGATATACCATATCCTTGAGGAGTTGGTATTTGTAATTGTATTTTATTTATAGCATTTACAAAAGTTTCTATTTCACCAAAATTAGAAACTGTAGAAGTAACAACGTCTACTTCGTTTAATCTAGAAAAACAAATAGGTGTAAATGGAGCCAATATACTGTATTCATTGTCTTCAAATTTCCATCTATAAGAAAATCTTACTAATTTTAACTGTAAAAAAGTAGAAGATATAGCTGCATCTTTTACTGCAGACACTAAAGTTGGAGATTCGTAAGGTGCAAATTTACATACAGATATTAAATTATCAATATTTGAAGTTGACGTATAGTAATTAACGTTATTTCTAGCTGTTTCTACATTTATCTTTCTTGGAGCATTTCTATTGTCCGTAAAAAACAATAAATCATCAATTATATTGACACCTGTAATAGTATATTTTGTGTGAAAATTTAATTGTTGAGATACAAGTAATGCTGTTGTTTGTTTTGATTTTTGATCATATTCATATACACCATGATTACCTGTATTTGTTTCATTATATATAGAATTTGTTGTTACAAAAAAATAAATTTTTTCAGAACTATTATCTCTAAGTGAACCAATACAAACTGGATTACCACTTAAACCACATTGAGCAACTAGTTCGTTACCTAATAAGTTTTCTACAGCACCAACATCTGATCCTTCTGATTGACCTATGTTAATATTAAATCCCTCTCTATATTCTCCTGGAGGTACCATCCTATCATCCAGGTCTCGGTTCATTTTACCGACATTGAATGTTCTTTTAATTTCTGGCATAAAATCTTATTAATGTTTAATCCACTTGGCTTTATTTCTAAATATCTGAGTCATTTCATCTAACTTCATATTTGAAATTCTTATTTTTGCATTTCTGGTTTTAGCAGCAGCTTCTTGTCTATATAATTGAGCTGCTCCAGCTGCAGAAGGTCTTAATTTACATAAATTATAAAGTATAGTAGACATTACAGCATCTTCTGCCATTTTAGGCACTAAAACATTGTCAAAATCTCCATTTTCACCTAAACCGTCAGATATATAATTTAATGTAACATAAGTATCTTGAGGTATTGATGTTGGAAAATATATTTGACCGGCGTTTAGATCTAATACAAAATTACCATTAGTATTTGCATATTGTGGATCTAATCCATATCTTCTACCATAATAACCAAATGAATTTTGCGCATCAAAAAATCCATAATAATAATTACTAGCTGTTTCGGCTGCTGCTTCAACAGACTGCTGCGATTTAGATTGATATCTGTCTATTGTTTCAGATGTTTCTGCAAATACAATGTTACCCTCATTATCGTATAAATAATGATAATTATTATCTTGAGCAACACCTTGGTTTGCTCTAGTTGCTGTGCTTGGAAGCATTGTTCTCATAACACCCGTAACATCAGTCCATTGTACACTTATGTAATTTACATAATCAGAAGGAAGTGACATTTGTCGCATTGAATTCAATTGTATTTCTAATGCTTTTTCTGAATGAAAAGTATCATAACTAAATTCTTGTACAGCTCTTTGAGCCCAAAAGGCAACTTCATATCTAGGTATTTTTGTAAGAACTTTACCATCACCAATATAAGCAACAATAAAATTGTTTATTATATCATTTAAATTTGTTCTCCTGTAATATCCAGGGACTGCCAATCCATTACCACCATCTAATGCGGAATAATTATCTACGTCTAAAGGTCTTCTTGATATTGCCATTATTGTTCAGTTGCTGCGTTTTGTTGTTCTTTGCTTTGTGCGAATCCTGCTACGTCTGCTTGTTTTATAACTACTCCAGCATAATTCAATATACTTACAACTAAATTATTTTCTTCAGATGGGTGTAATTCAAAATTATAAGACTTAGCTGGAGTATCATAACTATCTGTTGCAGGATCAAATAAAGTTGAATCGTAATAAGGTACAGTACCTTGAAGTACATAACCCCATTTAGGTCTAACTGGTTGTTTTAAATAATCTAAACTTACGCCATCTGTAACTGTTGAAGGATAAATAACCACGCCTGAACTTGTTAAAGTATAAACTGGTTGAGTTTTTACAGGTGCTGTTAATGGAGATAGATTTATATATTTAATCTCTTCATTAGAAGCTCTATCTGCAACAGAATTACCTACAGAAACTACACCAACTCTATATAAATCTGCAGGATATGTAAACTCTTTATCTAACTTTGTTAACGTAGTATTTTTATAAAAAACACTTATTTTTTCTGCTAAGTATTGGTTTGGGTCTGAAAAATCACTAGTTAAAAATGCATTTAATTCATAACCAGCTTCTCTCATGAAATAACTAGCAAATATTTCATTTTGTGCTTGCTCAGCTAATCTATTAAATTCAGCCGGTGTTATATAACCTCTATGATCCTTGTTTGTTATAACAAGAACTGTCTGGTATACATTATTTATATTAACCATGTATCTATGTTTGTTATTTATTTAGTAGGTATAAGGTTGATTTCTCACCTTATACCAAGTTAAGCTATGAAAGCTTTTTAGTTATTGACTTCATTAAATTTATACCTTCATCTGTTTTAAAATATTGAGATAAAGCAGCATAAGGATGTTGGTCAAAAGGAATTGTCATTACTTTTTTACCATTACTTAATTTAAAAACTGTATTATCATCTGTAAGTTGTAATATACCAGTTTCAACAGCTCTGTTAGCTAAGTTTCTTAATTTTATATCTTCGTCTTCAGACAATTCTATAAATAAATCAGGCTCTTGTCTAGCAAATCTGTAAGCATCTCTTTTTAATTCTTTAGAAGACATTGTAGAAACACTTGAACCTAATTCTGTTCTCATTATTGCTTCTAAATGTTCTATATCTAAAGATTGAACTAAGTTTAATGCTATAAGTTCGTTTTCTACATTTTCAACTTCGTCATTAGCTATTAAAACATCATCAATTTCTTCCCATAATTTATTTGGATGATAAATTGATAATAATTTTTGAGTATTTGGATCTTCTTTTGGAACGTATAAAGCTCCATCTTCAAAAATAATATGAGATAAAGTAGAAAAACCATCTTGTTCATCAACAAAAACTGATTTTTGATTTGATGCTAATCTTATTTCTCTATTTAACTTTTTATCATCATCCCAATAAAGCAAAGGCTTTCTAGGCGTATGTCTTGTTTGTATAGTGTATGTAAGAGGCGCTATTTCGCCTTTTAATAGATAAGTTCTATCTTTATATTCCCATTTTTTTTCAATGGTAGTTGTTTGTTTTCTTGTTGCATTCATAATTAAATAATATATAATAAGAATACTGAGCCCCGAAGGGCTCGTATCCTATAGTTAAAAAAATTAAGCTTTGAATAATACAAAATTATTCGCTGCTTGGGTAATAAGGCATCTTTCACTTAAGTAAGATATTCTCATTTCATCAATATCAGTTGTAGGACTTGAAGTTCCAACAGATCCTGTAATCCAAGATTTATTTTTTCTGTTTTCAGTTTCAGAAGACCTGTAACGAATATGTAAAAATGGTCTCTTGATGTTTTGACCTAATTGTTGGTCGTAAACAGTAGAAGTACCTGCTGGTACTAATACACCTTCAACATCTCCAAAACCTCCACGAGTTGACCAATCATTAAGATATTTCCAGTCAGTTTTGTAAAAGTCATAAGAACCTCTACGGTAACCAGTAAATCCTAAATTAAGAGCCATATCTTCGCTGTTATTAAATACTCCAAAAGAAGTACCACCAGCATAAGCTCCATTTTGTTGAGCAAGAATATCGTCAATTTCTAAAGATAAATCTCTATTTAAAAACATCATATTCTCTTCAATAGCACCTTGCTTATCTAATTGCTTAAGAACTGCATCAAAATCAGTTAACGCACCACCACCGGTAGCTTGTGCTCCAAATCCTGCATAAACATTTCCTCTTGCTTCTAAAGCAGCAAAGAAACCTTCAGTACCTTTAGCATTTTGATTAGTACCTCCAACTGTTATCGAGCTAGCACCTGCAGTATAACCTAAAGCTATTCCGTTAGCACCTGCTTGACCACCTGTTTTTACTACACCTTCTACCATAGACATTTCTAAGTAATCTTCCCAACGAAGTCTTACTTCATGTTCTGCTTTCATGTACCATAAATATCCATTAGCTCCATTTTCAGAAGTAACTTCAATCCATCCAATCTGAGCTGTGTCAGATCCATTAATAGCATAGTTATCTTTTAAGATAATTGGTGAATTATTAAACGTAGCATAACTAGGATTTAAAGATTCTGTAAAAGTACCTGTACCTTTAGCAAATTCATTACCATATGCAACTACAGTTACTCTAGCAGCTGCTGCTACACCTGTATGAGCAACATAACATTTGATCTGAAAGTTTTGTGCTGCAACTGCAGTAACAACACCTTTGATAACTGCTCCAGTACCTCCAACTGCTGATGCAACTCCCGTTTGAACTTGAACCATCACTGTTGCGCCTGTTCTAAAGTTTACAGGTTCTGTTTTGTCTGTAGTAGTTCCTGTACTTCTTGGTTGTGCAATTGGTACACTAAAATTAAGTACCGTACCTGATGCGCCTGCTGCAATTGCTCCTTGCGCTGCTCCACCTGGTAAAGCTGCTTGATTTCCTAAAGGAACCACATTTGCATAACGAGTATGTAAACGTCCTTGTTCTGTCCATATAATTTGATCTGAAGTTGATGGCATCTCTGCTGATACCATACGTAAGAAAGATCCGATAGAACGATTTCCGTAACGTTCTACTTCTTTTTCATACACATCTGGTAAAAATTGTTGACCCCATTGTTCAAATCCTGCTGCGGTGAAATCTATATAGTTTCCTCCGTACATTGTTTTCGACTGCGTTGGTTGTAACGCTGCCGGTATTCCTGCTGTAAAAGCCATTTGTCTTGATTTTAAAAATTATTGTTTATTTCCATTTAATTCGCAATTTTGAAGAATCATTACCGGATACAACTTTAACTTTTTGACCATTTGAATTTATAACACTAGTATTATCTGCTCTAGGGGACATATCAATGTTTTTAGATAATTTAGCTTGCTCTTTTATGGCGTCGGCACGGCCTTGATCATAAAAATGAGTAGCTATTTTATCTGCATTTCGTCCTGCAAATAATGCTTTGTGATATCCTTTGACATTATTAACTTTACCATCTTTTGAAAAATATTCAAAAGCAAAGTTATCAATATCGGATTGAAATTCTTTAACGTCATTAGGATTTTCTACCTTAAACCTGTACTTGCTTTTTCCAACGCTAAAATCAAAACCTTTGAAATCGTCTGAAAAAACATCATTTGTTTTATTTAAAAAATCTTCGTGTATCTTTTTATTTTCTTCTTGAATTTGCTTTTGAGTATTATGATATTCATAAGCTTCTTTATATTCAGGAGCAATATCATTTTGCTTACTTAACTTAAGATCAGCATAATATTGTTCTTTACTTGTTTTAAAGTGCTTTTGAGCATTATATAACTCTTCTTTAAAAGCTAATTGCTTAGCTTTAACTTCTGACGGATCGTCCGCGTCCTCATCATACCCAAAATTTTTGCCCAATAAAAATTCGACATCACTTGAGTCTAGATGTGGTTTTGTTTTATTATAATATTCTCTAAGTAAAGATGTATTATCATATTTACTTATATCTTTATTTAGTTCTACAAAGTCTGAAACAGTACCACCTGTTTCTTCCATAAAACTAACTAGTTTATCTATATTTTCAGGAAGAACTCTTGCATCCTCTTTTGGTTCTTCTTTTTGAAGTTTTACTTCTTCTTTTTTTGGTTCTTCAATTGTAGTTTCATCTTCAACTATTAATTCTAAAGGACCACTTGTTTCTGCTACTTCTTCTTGTTTTGTTTCAGTATTTTTTTCACTGGATTTGACCCGTACTTTTTCGACCACTTCTTTGCTATCTCCGGTTCGTTCGCCCACAGGTATTTCCTTTGTTTTTCGCTCTTGAATGGCATCTTTTTCTTTTGTATTAGGATCTTTGTCTAAATCTATTTTAAAAACACCATCGTCTTGTAGCCCATACTGAGCATCAACTTCACCAGACTCTATAGCTTTTTCTAAAACTTGTACTTCTTTTTCTTGTGATGTAGGCGATGGATCTGTATTATCAACCGCCTTTACTGTTACTTTTTCTTGTTCTTCCATAATTATATATAATAAAATATTTATTTTTTATTTATTTAGGCGAAAACCTAGATAAATCAAATCCTCCTAAAACATCATTACCTTTTGATTCAAATGATTTTTTAGTTTTTCCTGAAGATGGCGGTCCCGTTATTGAACTTGCTGATATTTTAGCAGCCTCTCTTTCGTTAGCTCCAGATTCTTTCATGCTGGATAATTGCATGGCATTTTCATTATTAGCTTGAGCTAATTCTTTTTGAGCTCTTAATTCTAAATCTTTTAATTTAACATTAAGTTCATACTCATATTGCATTAATTCTCTTTTAGTAGAAGCTTCTACCTCTAGTTTTTTAATTTCAAATCCAACATCGGCTTGTCTATATTGTATTTTTGATTCAGTTTTAATTTGCTCTGCTTGAGCTTTAGCTTCTTCTATTTGTACTTGAGCTTGACCTTGAGCTTTGGCTTGTGCAACACTCGCTGCTTGAGCAGTTTGTTGATCCATGCCTTGCTTTCTAATTCTTCTTATCTTTAATAATTGATTAGCTAATTTTAAATTTTTAACTTCTCTTATATCGATAGCATCTTCTAAATTTATACTATCTCTTGACAAAGCCATTTGTATATTAGCTTCTAATAAAGATTTTTCTTCTTCATCTGGCATTAATTCTAAAAATATTCCAAAATCATGCAAATGTAAATTTTTCATTTCCTCTAAAGAACCAACTGAAAATTGGCCTAAAGCTCCTATAAAAGCTTCTTTAGTTGGATGAAATTCTAGAACATCTTTAAATCTTAAACAAATAGCCTCAGCTAAAGCTAAAGTTATATACATGCTAGAACTTAATATATGTCTAGTTGCAGTGTTGCTATTTGCAGCTGCTAATTTTTGAACACCTACAAGCGCATTTGGATCTGGATCAGAACCGTCTCTAGCTTCATTTAATCCAGTAACATCACGCATCATCTGTATGTATTGATTATATGCGCCAACTAAAACTTGAATTTGACCACCGCCACTTCCTGGTAATTCTTGTATAGGTACTTTACCTGGATTTGGATTACCTTCTACCGTTAAAGATCTACCTATAATAGAACCTGTTGAAAAGTACATATTAAGAGCTTCTTGAGCATTATAACTGCTTCCGTTACCTAAATCTACCTCAGCTAAACCATCTGCATCTATAAATACACCTGAAGGTGTCATTCTTTGTATGGCTTGCTGTAGTTTTAAATGAGTTAATTGAACTAAATCAGCGTAAGGGCACATTTTAGAAACAATAGATGTTATGTTTCCTTTGTACATTCTTGGAGCTGAAACAGTATAATTCATTACAACTTTATTTGTATTAGAAGATGGACGAATCATATTCGTAGCTTTTTCCCATTTTAATAAAGTATCTGTACCTAAAACATAAGCACCTTCATACACAACTTCTCTAGCTGTAGCAACTCTTTCGAATCTTGTGCTTTTATCCTGAGGAGGATTAAATTCATCTGATTTAGCTATAGCTCTTTCTGCTCCAGTAGATGTTTCTTTTATTTTATAAACATTATTTTCCCATGTTTTCCAATTAAAATATAAAAGTGTTACAGTGTTATTGTTATCAATATCACCTTGACCACGAGCTTGACTTGAAAAATCTGAATTATTATCAACCCAACTTGATCCTTTTCTAGTTAACTCAGACATTTCTTCGTCACTTATGCTAGGAAATTGTTTTTTTAATTCATTTACAGGCAATCTTTTAACTTCGCCAAAATAATAACAATCTTCAAAATTAGGATCTTCAGTATAAGACCATATTAAATTAGCTGGATCTACATAATCTAATTTTATTCCATCAGTATTATTAAAGGTATTTTTAACAGCACCTATTCCTAATACAGTTAAATCATAATCAAACCTTTTCTTTATTTGTGGAAATTTGTTTGTTAAGAAAACATTATTTATAGCTTGTTCTTCTGCTATTTCAATGCCTTGCTTATAACCAAGTTGCATGTATAACTCTAATTCCTCTGTATTTGATGGTAAATCTTCTTCGGGTACATTTCTAGCATTTACACCTAATTGAGTCTCAATGCTTTTAAGTAAACCTTGCGCATTAATATCTCTTTGAACGTCATTAACAAATTTAGTTCTTTTTCCAGTTGAAACAGGATCTTGAGCAAAAGCTTTAATATCAAACAATCTATCTTGCATTCCATTTACAACTATATCTACAAATTTAGGTATAATAGGAACTGGTTTCCAATCTAAATTTAAATAAGAAAGATCGCCATTTACAGCAAATTCATCTTTGTATTTTCTAATAGATTGCTCACCTCTAGCATATAATCTAAGTCTATGAAATTCATCTCTAGTTTGAAAATACATTCCTGGTCCACTGTCTCTATTGAACCACTCTTGCTCAATAGCACGAGATACTGATAAACCATATTCCCTTGACATTTTTTCTTTATCTGAGACTGATTGACTCGGAAATTGTGTAGGAAATTGTCCTGTAGTTATTGCCATATTTATTTTATTATCTCACTCATTGATCCGCCATTTTTATACTTTGCAAATCCAAAATCAATTTTTCTTGTTATTCTTTGTGCATTAGGTCTATACATATGTTTTCTACAAGCCATTATAGCTAAACCGCTACTTATTGAAGCATCGTAAGCTGTTCTTTTTGATATATCAAATTTAGCCCAATCTTCTAATGTTCTTTGAAAAAACATATTACCATGACTTTCTTCATTACTACCTACATATTCTTCTATGTAAGATTCTATAGCTGCAGCATGTGCTTGTTTTATGTCTTCAGATGTATTAGGTATGCCACCTAATTCTACTTCTGTTTTTGATAAATTACCAAGAAGTTTATCTGGTCTATTCATAGACATACCTCTGTAACCTCTTCTTTTAAAATGATATAATAATCTTGGTTTATTATTTTCAGCTAGTATTGGCATTCCATAAAATATACAAGCCATTAAAACTTCTTCAAAAAATATTTCAGCAGTTTGTGGTCTAGCAACATATTCTAAAAAAAACTTACTATTAGGAACATCATTTATCATTGAAAACGTTGTTAACCCGTGCAATGCTCCATTTGATCCGCCACCGCCTACTGTACCTGATATATCATAAGAATCACAGCCAAAAGCGCCTAATCCATCATTACCAGGATATTTAATACCATTTTTATTTATAACATTATTTTGTAATTCATCTGGTGGTATCCAAGATACCTTAAATCTACCATTAGCAGTAGGTACCCAAATAACCTTTGTGTCTTTTATTCCATTTTTCCAAGCAAATGTTCCTCGAATAACATAACCCTTAATGGTCATCTCTTCGTTAAAATCAATTTGTTGATATATTTTTGTTAGATTAAATAACGAATTAATTGTTTCATCTCTAAACGCATGTTTTTCTGATCTTGGAAATTGTCTGTAATACTCATTTAAAGCATCACTATCGTTTTTTAAACCATCAACCTCATTGTCCCAGTGTTCAATAACGCCCGAATAGATTTTTTCGCCATCAATTCCTTCAACCTCATTTGATGGAGTTTCGAAGACAGGATAGCCGAACTTATCAATAAATCCTTCGTAACCCCATTCCATAGGCAAGAACAAAGAATATAATCCACTTGAAGTCTGGCCATTTTTATTTCTATTGTTGACATCTGAATTGTAATATAATTTTTTAAAATTATCTCCTCCTTTTGCTAAAGCATTAGAAGTAGATCCCATCATACATTTTCCAACTATTTTTGATCCGAGCCTGAGGCAGGTTTTCGTGACCCTCCAGTTGTTGAGGATATTGTCGGGCCTCTCCCATTTACCCGATTCGTCGTGAACGAGGAGTTGTAATTTCTCCCCATCGTACGAGTTGTCTCCTGTGTTCTTCCAATCGATTGTTGTATCGAGCCCTTCTCCAAGTTTTTCTTCTTGATTGGTTTTCTGTAAGGAATTTCTGGTAAGTCTTCTTGATGGTATTTTATAGGATAATTCTGTTTTGGGACGTTCCATACCGTCCTGTATTGGTTTGAAAAAGAATGGATAGTTGATGCTAATGGGTACAACTTTGTCTGTGAACATTTTTTTAGCATCTGCTCCACTCTTAGATAAGATCCCAAACCTAGAGTCTTTTGAAGTTGTAGCTTGGTTAACGGATTCAGATGATGCCATGAAAGAAAATCCAGACCTTCTGTTCTTAAGGTAGCACATCCCATAAGACCTCTTGTCAGCCTTGCATGCCTCCCAAAAGTAGTAAAATATTCTGTTTGCCTGCCTGAAATCAGGCGATCCAACGTCGATCTTTGTCCAAGTGAGATATACATAGTGCGATCCTGTAATGTAGTTCGCGGAACCGTTGCACATGAACCAATAACCATCGTTACGATAATTAAATTCAGCATCAATATATGGGTAATATTGTTCTTTATCTTTTTCATTAACTTCCTTAAAATCATAAATAGTTTTTATTTTAATTAAAGAATTAGGTTTATTACGAATTTTAAAATATTGATTTTCTACTTTTAAATCTTCTCCATTTACTTTTTCTGGAGTTTTAGGTATAGCTACCTTAAGACCTTGTATTTCATATATATCACCTATAGTTCCATCTTTACTTATAACAACACAATCTAAATCTTGATTATATCCATAAGCAAATTTTTTATATCTGTTTAAATTCTTTACTTTTTTATCTAATAAATGATCAGTAAGAACTTTATATAACGTTTGTTTATACATTATTTTATTCTGTTTTCAACACCAAAAAAAGCTTCTTTGTTTTCTTTAATATCTTTCGCACCTGAAAGTTCTTCTATTTTTTCTATTATCTTTAAAGAATCTTCTATAGCAACCCATTTGGCTTGAGCTGCTGTCTTTGCTTTTTCAGGATCTAGTTCAACTAAATCAATATTTTGTCTTATAACTTTTTCTAATTCAACTAATGCAACTTCAGATGCTTTAACTACTCTTTCTCTTCGATCCATAATTAATTGTTATTTGATTTGATAAAATTCTATAAAGTTTTTGGCCGTCTATATTAAATTCATATTCTGAGTTTGGCGTAAACCCCACTACGTCTCCAGGGAACATCCCTAAAGAACTTAATATGTCATTGCTATATGTAAGTATGCCTTTTAAGTTTTCGTCTGTTTTAAGCGCCCATTCGTCATCTTTATAAATAGGTTTAACAAAACAATATTCAGGTAAACAATTCCATCCATCTTTATTTTTATAAGCAAAAACTTGATCAGGCATAACTGAATACATGTTTTCATCTAAATAACTAGCTGAATTTCTTTCTTCTCTATGGGCATCAAACCATCTTCTAAAAACATTGTGATGTAGTATAACTTCATCACCTTCTTTTATCAATGATTGTCCCGAAATAGGGCAACTAACAACAGTACCGATACGGTTAACAAAAATATGGTCACGTTCTGTAATTTCAGTATTAACAATTAATTCTTTTTCGTCGATTTTAATCGCATTATTATAGCGATTTTCAGTAGATATGATATAATTAAAAAGTGCTTGCATTAATAATCTAAATTATATTCAACAGATACCGCCATGTTAGAATTAAAGTGCTTCCACGGTAGTATCTCTTTGTTTTTAGTTATAAATATTTTATATGATCCTTCGTCTTCTAGTATGTCAGAAATTTTATGTCCACCATATACTTCTTGACCTACTGCGTAATGCATTGCTTCGTTCTTATAATCAGAACCAATACTTATTTTTCTTATTAACTTTGCCATTTAATTTAATTTTATATTAAGTGAGAATACTCACTTGGTACATCAAAACCAGGACATTCTTTAGTTGAATACTGATTATGACCTGATATTTTATTTATATTATATTTTTTTATAAGATCAATAAGTAACATAACTAATGCATCTTTTTGTTCTTCTGTTCTAGTGTCTTTTCCTTTTTTAATATTTCCACCTATGTAACATATACCTACTGTACGTCTATTATGTCCTTTGCAGTGTGCACCTGTTCTATTTATAGGTCTACCCTCTTGAACAGTTCCATCTAATTTAACCACATAATGATAACCTACATCACTCCATCCATTACCATTGACGTGCCAGTCTCTAATGTCTTCAACATCAAAAGGTTTTCCTTCTGGTGTAGCGCTGTAATGTATAATTGCTTCGTTTATTGTTCTCATTAAAATATTTCATTTTATTCTTGTGCTTTTTTTATTATCATCAATATAGTATATCCTATAGATAACAATAAAACTATTGTCTGTAACACTGTGTTTATTTCCGGTGCGAATGAAAATAGCACAGCTCCTACGTTTATTCCAAAGATCTTCAAATCTTGTATCATTGTTTATGTTTATTATTTCCAAATACTTTCTCGACGCCGCGAGAACCAAAATAGCCTCCTATGACTATAGTTAAAAGTGAAGTTACTGATTCCAGTGAATAGCCGGCGTACCACCCTATAACATATGATATTGTTAAAAATACAAGAACCAATGGACGAACATTGGATGCAAGCCAATTTCCGCTTCGAGCATCTGCTACCCATCTTTTGGTTGTGCCGTCTATTTCGGCTCTTTCTATTCTTAATTTCTCTAGCGCAACTTGTTTATCGTTTTCAGATAAACTTGAGTTACCGCTAATTAGTTCTGATATTACGTTCCCTGGCAATATTGCATCGCCGACCATTCCTAGAATACTCGGTGCCTTTTCGATTAAAAACCGTCCGACACCTGTATCTTTAAAAGATTTCTTTTTTTCACTCATTTAATTTAATTTAAGCTATTGCAAGGTATATATAAGTTCCTCCTGAAATATTTGTATCATTAGTAGAACTTTGTCTTGGAGAAAAACCAGTTGAAGTAAATGATTCACCTTGACCAGCATCTTCTGCATTACTTAAATTTGCATATAATCTATTATCTCCATTTGCTCTTTTATCATCAACAATTACCCAATTACCATCAGCATCAGTTCGTTTGATCATAACAAAAGAAGGTTCAAATCCAACGTACACAGTAAGGCTACCTCCTGTTCCGATATAAGAACCTACGCGACTGTAACCCGGTATTGATGCAAAACAATAGGCGATTAAAGTAGCACCAGATGAATTATTATTAAAATTTCCATCAACAACACCAAACACACTATTTGTAGGTGCAGCTGGTCCCCAATAATTAGAATAGTTAGATGATAAGCCTGCATTGTCTAATTCAAGATATTTATTTATTCCTGTTGGCTCAGAATAAACTGCCCAACTTGCACTGGCAGATGTAACTTTAACTAAAATTAATTCTGCAGGTTTTCCGAGCCCATGACCTACGGTAGATGGACTTGCATTTCCTGTATACCTTACAACACTGAATCCAGCTTCTTTATTTGCAGATACGCTACTTGTTATAGTACCATCTGTATTTGTATCAGTTATTCCTGAACCTTTCCAGTTCCAAGCAACAAATGTTTGTCCATTTTCATTACCATCTAAATCATTTCCCAAAGTAAATCCATTTGTGTCAAATGAAGTTAAACTTGTAGATGCAGTTCCCTGTGCGTCTGCTACGTTTGAATTTATTCTTTTTGTTACACCCCTAATAGAATCAAATAATTCGTGCCATCTTGTTCCACTTCTTTGTTTTATCCAAGTAAAATCAGGTTTAAATCCTACTGTAGAAATTGGATTAGTTCCACCATTACCAGTATACACAACAGTATTAAAACTATTAACTATAGTAGCTGCTGGACATTCAATTTCATTGTAAAGCGTAGTTACATCAGCTGCTGATATAGCTGAGTCGTATATTCGTATTTGGTCTATTGAGCTATCTGTATAGTAAGCAAAACCGCTCCCACTTTGATACGCCCCTATTAAATTCAGTCCGCCAGACCCACCAGCAATAGAATTTGCTGTACTTGAATCACTTGCAACTTCTGAACTATTTACATACATTTTTCTTCCTGTAGAAGAACTTTTAGTTATAACAATATTGTACCAAGTTGATGTAGCAACAGTGGATGCGGGCGAGTATAAACTCACTCCGTCATAAAAATGAAGAGCACCACTCGCTGTAATATCTAAATAATTTCTATAAGTATTTTGAAATCCAATGGTTGTATCATATAGAGTTAAAGTATTAAATTTTATCCAAAACGACCAACTAAAATTATTATTTTTATTTACACCTGCAGGTAGTGAAACATAACTATCACTACCATTAAATTTTCCAGCAAATCCAAAATTACCTTCAGTATTAAAGTTTACATTAGTAGCTGTACCATTGTAATTACCAAGCTGATCTGAAGCATTTGACATTTTGTAGTATGCAATACTATTAGGATTAGCATTTGCATAATTAATACTAGCTGAACTTGATGTTGCAACTGTTTCGTTATATAAAGTTGTTACAGCGCCTTGTGGTAAAGCTGTGTTAAAAATTCTTACTTGGTCTAAATATGATGAAGTCAGTGGTTCAGTGGCATACGCTCCTGCTCTTCCTAAATATAAAGGATTGGAGTTATTATATGTGTCACCATCCATTGGTTGAGTATAACCTGATCTATCACTCATTAACGAACCATCTTGGTAAAATGTCCATTCGTTATTATTAACTGACATCACTATGTTTGTCCATACATTTAATACATTTCCACCTCCTTGATATCTTCCTAAAGTAGAAGACCCGTTTCTTGTTATAATATCAAACCTATATCCACCACTAGAATCATAAACTCCAATTGCAAATCCATTTAAAATACCAGTGTCAGTTGTTCCTAATATATATTCAAACTGACTAGAAGTAGTTCTTTTGTACCAAAACGAAATAGAAAAGGTATTTGTGTTAAATATTGATCCAGGAAGACCTGTTTGAATATAACCATTCCCACTAAAAGAAGCTGCATTACCAAATTTACCAGTTGCATACGCTGCATTTGTAAATGTTCCAGGATATGTATTGCTAGGAATAGAAGTTGTAGCATTGTTTAACTGGTATGTAGCTATAGATGTAGCTGTTACATCTGATGTAAATAACTGATCTGTGTCTGTTGTACACGCCGCGCCACCAAAAGCGCCTGATAACAAGCTTTGTCCAAACATACTATGTTGCTATTTGTGATATAGTGTACCAGAATTCAGTAGCACTAACACATGTGATTTGTATAAAATTCTTTTTTGCAGATGTATCGTCATAGGTACCAGATATTTTATTAAATGTACCAGCTGATCCGCCAACAGTATAAGCTATTACATATGACCCGCCTGCACCAGTTACTATTATGTTTTTAGTTACACCGATTACAGGATTAGTTATATTAAGTGTAGTTGCAGCATTAGGCGTCAATGTAAATACTTGAGCTGCTGTATAGTCTACATTAATAGTACCTGCTGGTGTCAATACAGAGCTTGTTATAAACTCTGTACCTACCTTAGCGCTAGTAACACTACTTGCTGCTAACTTACCTGAAGTCACATTTGAATCTAGGATTTTACCTGTTGTTACAGCATTGTCTGCTAGTACATTACTTGTTACTTTTGTTAAAGCCATTTTTTATTAATTTTCTTTTATTGCTAAGTATATAAATTTAGCGCTAGAGTCATTTAAACCACTTGCAGCTGTATTTAACGCAAAGCCAGTTGCATTTATACTAACATAAGTACCTGTTGCTTCTGATCCATTTGTATTTGCTATTAATTGATCTGAATATACTCCTGTTGTTCTTTTATTATCAAACATATACCAATTACCGGTAGCACTAGTTCGTTTAATCATTAAAAAACCAGCTGCAAATCCTGTTGTTATATTATGACCAGCAGTTCCATTTCCGGTATAAGTGCCCACTTTGCTGTAACCTGTTATTGATTTGAAAGAGTAGGCAATATAAGATTGTCCACTTACAGAAACTCCATTTCCTACAGAAATAGTTGTTGATGTTGGTGCTGTATTATTCCAAAATCCTGAATTTGTTTCTTCAGCACTAGTTTCATTTAATCTTATAGCTCTATCTGTTTGATTTGTCAAAACTGATGAATTTACAAACCAAGAGTCAGTAGTTGTTGTTACTTTTAAAATCACTAAATCAGGAATTACACCAAGTCCGTGACCTGCGGTAAGTGTAGTTGAATTAGCTGTCCATTTTGCAATACTAAATCCAGCAGCTTGATTTGCGCTAACTAAACTTGTAATAGATCCATCTGTGTTTATAGATATTATACCTCCAGCTTTCCAGCTCCAAGCAACGTAATCTTTTCCACTTGCACCTGTATAATTAGAATTTCCTATTGTAAATCCATTATTATTAAAGGTTGATAAATATTCAGCAGCCCCTGGATCCGCAATTCCACTAAGATTTGCGTAAAGAATTTTTGGATTAGGTAAAGGACCACGAACACTATCAAATAACATATGATCTCTGTTTGGAGTTGATCTTTGTTTTATCCAAGTAAAATCTGGTTTAAATTCAGTAGTTATGGATTGTGTTCCACCATTTCCAGTATAAATTTCGGGAGCAAAACTCTTAGCTAAAGTAGGTGTTGATGTAGTACCGTCAGCTGCAAAAGCTAGGTAGATGTAGGTTCCATTATTAATGTCGGCATTGTTTCCATCTACAGTAAACCCATTAGCTAAAAAATCAACATTTATAGAAGCTGCATCTCCTTCAGCGTCAGTTGTATTTGCTGTTAAAAATTTAGTTCTTGGGTTTGATGTATCTCTCTTATCATCTAACATTATCCACGACCCACTTCCACTATTTCTTTTAATCATTAAAAATGAAGGTTCAAATCCTGTAACAATTGATGTTAAACTTCCATTTCCGGTGTAAGAGCCTACTTTGCTAAAACCTGCTTTTGATGCGAAAGTATATGCTATATAGTTATTGGCATTATTGTTTACTTCCCCATCACTACCAATTGTAAATACGCTTGAAGTTGGAGTAGTATTATTCCATCTATCATTTGCAGTTGCTTCTCCTTGGGTCGAGTTTAATCGTAAATATTTTGTATTTCCTATTCCTGAACTATAAACACACCAATTGTTACTCCCAAGATTTTTTACAATTATTAATTCTGGAATAGAACTTAGTCCGTGTCCAATTTTAGCTCCTGCTGTGTTATTACCTGTATACTTTACAATACTAAATCCTAAAGTATCATTAACACTAACTTGACTATCAATAGTTCCATTAGTATTTGCTACAGCAGCTCCTCCGGCTTTAAGATTCCAAGCAACAAACGTATTATTATTACCATTAGAATCAGTTGCAGAGCCTAATGTAAAACCGTTAGAATTAAAAGAAGTTACGTTACTTGAGTAAGTTGTTACACCGTCTTCACTATTTGAGGAAAGTTGACTGTTTGTTCCCCTAATTGAATCTGTTAAAATATGCTTTTCAGCTGCGCCCCTTTCTTTTATCCAAACTAAATCTGGTTTAAAATTTAAAGTAATATTTTGTGTACCACTATTACCTGTGTATATATAAGGCGCAAAATGATCGCTAGGTGCATCATTTGTAACTATTATATTAAAAGATCTTACAGCACTAGTTTGATTTTCATCGTCTGTAGCTGTAATACTAAATGTTGTTGTCGTATCTGCTGACACAGCAGGTGCTGTTCCTGTAATAGCTCCTGTAGCTGTTGCTAGAGATAAACCTGTTGGTAAAGTTCCTGTTGTTACGGCATATTCTATGGTATCAGTACCTTCAGTGGCTGTTACTTGAAAAGAAGCCGCTGCTGCTTCTGTTACAGAACCTATATTACCTGCTGCAGTTGTCCATATTGGTATACCGCTATATTGTATAAAGTTAGCTTGTGAAGCTGTACCACCGTTGGAATTAGTTACTGCAACCGCATATGCGCCAGCTGATTTAGCTGGTGTATTGATTGTAATTTGTGTAGCTGAATTAAAAACTGTTGTAACTGTTGTTCCGCCTACTGTACATGTTATACCTGAAGCAAATAAAGTACCATTAATAATAACACTTTCACCACCAGCAGGATTTGCTGCAGTAGCTGTTCCTGGATAATCAATAGACGTTATTGTAGGGTTAGTTATAGGACTTGCCCAAGCCATACCACCTGTACCGTCGGTTTGTAAAAACTCACCATCTGTACCGTTATCTGATACGCCGTAGAATTGCCCTGCTTTAGGTTTAGTTTGTGCCATTAATTGTCGTTAAATTGTATATTTCCTGTTCCTGTTAGAAAAGTTGTTACTTTATCAGTTCCTACTGTAGTTGTTGTACCTGATAATCCAGATATTGTATATGAGCTTGGATAACGAAGTATTATAATTCCTGATCCACCAGCACCTCCTTGTTGCACTGATACACCCATACCACCACCACCACCACCGGTGTTAGCACCACCAGCACCACCAATAGAACTAACATCTGGACCACTACCATTTCCTCCAGAATTTAAACCAGAACCTCCAGTTCCTGCTCTTGCTGAACTTGAATAATTAGCGCCACCGCCACCTCCACCATTACCACCATTCCCGGAATATGTAGAACTTCCTTGAGCGCCACCTCCACCGCCGCCAGCAAAGTAATAGTTAGTTCCATTAATACTTGAAGCAATACCTATGCCTCCGTTACCTGAACTAACTCCTGAATCTGAAGATCCAGGGGCACCAGCTCCACCACCACCAGAAGAATTGTATGGATTACTAGCAACATCGTTTGTTGTTCCTCCAACTTTTCCTTGAGCATTGCCTGCTGGTAACGCAGCTCCACCTTGAGCTTGAACACCAGCACGGAAACCACCACCACCACCAGAACCACCTGCTAAACCATCTTGACTTCCAGTTACATTATAGCCGTAAGCACCGCCACCTCCACCACCTATCGCAATTGCAATAGATGCTAAAGAAACATTACTTCCATTAGTTCCTTTGATATCATTACCATTAGTAGCTCCAGCGCCACCGTTTCCAAGCGTTAAAAGATAATTTGTAGCTTTTGAAAAATTATGTGTACCGGTTAATAAACCACCTCCACCACCACCACCAGCTCCACCACCACCACCACCGCCAGCAACTACTAAATATGTAGTCGCAACAAGTAATGATACTAAAGAAACATCTTGTGATGTCCAGCCTCTAGTTGCATCTTGGTATATTAATGTAGCAGTAGCATTATTGGTTGTTATTTCGCCGCCAGTAGTTACACCTTGAATCTTTTCAGAACCATTAGCAGTGAGTATAACTTTATTAGTTGCAAATGTACCAGCATAGTCTTGTATTACTATTTCAGCACCCACAACACCTACGGGTAAGTTTACATATAAAACTTGACTAGTTGTATTAACAAAATAACCTTTACTAGCTACTGCTGTAAAATTACTTGTCTGGATAGTTGATACCCATTCGGTACCAAAATTTCCGTCTATTAGGTTTTGTGTTAATTTTGTTAATGCCATTTTTTAAAATTCTAATATTGATGCTCCCGCATATGCATTACTTATTACTAAAGCGTTTTGAACTTTCATTTCAACTTTTAATGAAGTAGTAAAATATAAATAAGGCAATCCCTGCATAGAAGCAGTAACTGCATCTATCATATCAAAACTTACTTTTATTGCACCACTATCCCAATTGTTTTGATTAGTATATCCACCTGTTGTAGCGTCATAATAATTATATAAAGGATTTACTCCATTTCCACCAATCATTTGAGTTCTAGATGAAATAGCACCATATGGGCTAGATTGATAAAGACTTCCAAGAATCCAAGCTTGTCCCATAGCTACAAAATTACGTCTTGTATCTGTATATGGTACTGGAGCAAAAGCGTATTCTGTAGCTGTTCCTCCATCTAATGTTATTCTAGCTGTCCAATTTTTATTTGCTGCTGTATTAACATCGCCCATCCAACCTAATATTCCATAGCAACCACCCCCATTAGTAGAGCTTGTAATATCTGCAACAGTTTCATAAGTGTCGGCAGTAGCTAATCTTTTTACATACATTGTTCCAGCTGGCTGAGTTAAGCTAGACATTTGATTATTTAAATTACTAATAGCAGAACCAGTACCATTACTACTAGCAAAAACTGTAAGTTTATGGCCTGTAAAAGTAGCTAAACTTTGTGCGTTAGGATAACTATAATCTCCTACTGTTATTGTTTGTCCAATACCACCACCACCTCCTGCTGCTGGAAAAAAATCTGTAAAATTACTCATATTATTGTCCTATTATTACCCATCCTTGAGCTGTTCCTGTAAATATTAATTCAAAGCTAGCAGCAGCTGTATCTAATGTCATTGTAGTTGCACTACCCATTATTTTATCTGATCCAGCTGGTACAATTGTACATGTTTCAACAGCAGATCTATTACTTATTTGTAAACTTTCTCCTAAAACACCTGCTGGAAGTGTTAAAGCTAAACTAGCAGTTAATATATAAACTCTTCCTGTTGCTGCTGTAGTATTTGTAGATATTACATTAGGTGTTATATTTTGTGCTATGGTAAAGTTGTTAGGTGAATTAGTTGTAACATTAATTCCTGTACCACCTGTTAAAGTTGCAGGTGATAAAGTACCACCTGAATTTAAGAATCCTACAGATCTTATTTCTATTATAACACCACTTGGTGGTGCTGTAGCAAAAGTAACTGTATTTGCTGATAATGATAATGTACTTACGTTTTGATACAAACCGTTTAAGTATACATCAATAGCATTTAAATCAACTGGTGTTATGCCAAGAGCATATGCCGTTGTTGATCCATTACCTGTAAAAGTATCTGTATATAAAGCATTAGTCGATGCTGATATAGCACCTAATACCATTACCTCTACATTGTAACCATTTTGAGGTGCTGTTGCAAACGTAAGTGTTGTACCTGATATTGCATATGTACTTTTATCTTGGTATATACCTTCTAAAAATACAAAGGTCATATTCTCTTCATTTACAGTAGTTGTCAAGGTAAATGCTGTTTTAGAACCTGTACCTACAAAGTTATTCTTATTAAATCCACTTAAAGCTAAGGCTTTTATATGAACTATTTCTATATTAGCACCGTTTGGTGGTGCTGTTGTAAATGTAACTACATTGCCTGTGGTTCCATAAGTTAATTTAGACTGATAAACACCACTTACATATACTTGTGTTGCATCTTCATTAATTATAGAAAGTGATGTAGCAAAGTTAATTGTAGTACCATCGCCTACAAATTCATCAACTTCAATTACACCATCAACTGCAACATAGTGCATTATTTCTATTTCAGCGCCCGTTGGAGGTGCTGTACCAAATGTTACTGTACTACCAGTTGTAGTAAAGCCATCTTTATCTTGATAAACACCATCTATATATATCTGTATATTATTTTCAGATACTATAGTAGACGAAACACCATAAGCAACGGTTGAACCGTTACCAGTATAGTTGTTTCTTTGTATCGTTACTGTACCACCACCAGATCCTCCTGTAGAAGCGATTGTAAGCGTGTCTGTTGCAGCATTTGTAGTTAAACTTATATTACTACCAGCTGCCACTGTTAAAGTGTCCGTAGGACCATCTGCTACAATACTAGTTTGTCCTGATACAGCAAATGTTTTAAATGCTTCAGTAACAGTACCACCACCACCGCCGCCACCTATCTCACCCCAAGCTGGAGTTGAGCCAAAGTATCCTTCAAATTTATCAGTAGTTGTATTATACCTAAACATACCAACTGCAGGCGAACCTGGGCGCTGAGCCGTTGTACCATCAGGTACTTGGATCCAGTTCCCGCTTGATATTGATAGATAACCATCAATTTCTACCGAATTTTTAAACTTAGTGGCCATATATTATATTTCTTGAATAAGTACTCTTATATCATTTGTTGTAGGCGCTGTTGTAAAACTTACAGTTACAACATTGACGCTAGTTCTTACAACATCAGCATACACTGTGTCATAAGTTGATAGATCATAAAGTTGTACTATAACGTCAAAATTATTTAAATTATGTGTGATTGTATATGACAGGGCTGATCCATTACCTATTGATGTGGTAAATGTCTTAGGTGCAAGTTGCACCCAACCAGCTGTGTCTACTGTAAAACTAGCTGAATCATAACCAGATATACCTTTTATAGCGGCGCCTGAGGTGGCCGCTGCGGTAGCTATGTCTATATTACTCTGAACAACTGTCCAGTTAGCCAATGCGCTACCAGCTGCTGCGGCCGTTGCTACTTCCGCAATTAAAAAGTCTCCTATCCTTACTTGTTCTGAGAAGAATAAACCATCTACAGTAACTGTGTAAGTATCTCCTACAGCTATTGCAATATTTCCACTACTTACATTGCTACCCATATTTAAATGGTAATAACATATATAATTTAAGCTTGGTACACCAACTGGTAAAGTTACAGTTATTTTTCTTGCAGTTGCTGCCGCAAATCCACTTATGTAAGCATTATAAGTTACTACAGCACCGTCTAAATAATAAACAACTCCAGTACTGTAAACACCAGCTGCAGCATTTGTTGTACTTAATAACAATGGATGCGGTGCATTACTAGCATCATCTTGATTTATAGTGTATGCAGTTCCTGGTATTAGCGTTAAAGTTTGTTGCTGTATACCGTTTATAAAATATCTATTACCAGCAGCTACTGCTTGAACTGTTATAGTATAAGTTGCTGCACTTGTAGATGAATCTAAATCAGGTGTATTTGTAGACGCATTATATCCGCCTTTATAAGTTAAACCACCAACAACAGCATTATCAACATATGCTTTTGTTGCTGCATCTTGTGCGGCTGCAGGATCAGTAACATTTATAATTTTATTACTACCCATGTCCACATTAGCAGTAGCTGTAGCTAATGAACTTATAGGTGTACCTACAACAAAGTCATATATCTGATCACCTGTAGCAAGTGCTGTACTATTATTTGCAACTGTAGCAGTTACTATAGCTAATTGAACTATAGGACCTGTTCCGTTTGTTACAGTTAATTGATTAGCTGTACTTGTTGAAATTTCAGTAATATCACCAGAAAAAGAAGACCAAGCTGTTCCATTGTAAAAGTATATATTATTATCCGTAGAGTCATAGTATATCTGGCCAGCGACAGCATTAGCGGGTGCAGTTGCTAGCACCTGTATTACAGCATTTTGTAGCTGATTCTTGTTTAAATCAAGATTGTTTAAAAAATTTATTGCCATTTTTTTTAGTTTAAATATGCATTACCACTTGTTGCGGAATTGAATACTACTGTTATTTTGTTTTCATTATTGTAAGTTACAGCACCTGTGATTTCGCTACCAGCTGAATCTACAGTAGTTATACTTGGAAATCTACCTAAGTTATGTTGTATTACCCATGTTGATAATGGATTTGGAAAATCTTGATCATATTCAAAACCTTCACCTCCAAATGGTTGAAGAGATATGATATCATTGCCAACTAATCCAGAAGCTCCTTGAGGTTCTAATGAAAAAAGAAAAGCTTCACCAGATTGTTTTGTTGAAGAGCTTTTAACTCTAAATAAACCATAACCTTTATCAGTGGAAGTTCCTATATCTAGTATTCTAATTAGTTGATTAACTAAATGAGGTACCATAGGCGTAACATCTTCTCCGTTTCTGTTAAACCTACTTATAGCTATTCCAGTTATCTGTGCCCAGTTATATATAATTGGTGCACTTGGATCTACTTGATATCTATACTCTCCTGTGTTTATTACTTCAGTGCTGTAAGTTCCAGCAAAGTTATATTGAAATAATGCATTACCGCTTTGTTCAAAATACTGTGCAAGTTCTTCAACCTGGTAATTTTTAGTAGCATTACCGTTTATATCAGTCCCAACAAGTTTATCACCACCAGTTATAGCAGTATCATTGGGATAAAGTTTTATTCTTGCCATATTGTTTTTTTATGGAAATTGATTTCCAGTAGCTTGAGTATTAAGACCAGTAGCACATGGTACTGTTGATGTTTTTGTAACTTGAAAGTTAAAAGAAGGAGCATAAGAACCTGTATAAGTCCATTCTGCAGAAGCTCCACTTTCACTAGTTTGAAAAGCTGTATCAGATGTAACAGATTGACCACCCGCATCAACACTATAGTAAGATGAAGGAGATGACCAAGTTCCACCTGAGCCACTAATTTCTGATACAACTTGTTTTGTTGGAGAATTAGATGCAGCTGTTGTCCATACTATTGAAAATTTAGATCCAGTAGACCAATTAACTTGACCACCTATTGTAACAGTATTTCTAGTTATTACAGAAGCTACAGCTATAGTATGACCGCCAGTAACAGTTACATTTACTGGTCCAGCAGCTTGAATAACATTACTTGTTGTCGTTAAACCAACAGGATCAAATGCAGTGCTACCTTGAGTTGATATTGTTGCAGTAGGGTTTCTAACACCAGCACCACAAGCTCCGTTAGCTGCAATAGCTAATTGATATGTTGTTGGACTTACCGATAGCACTTGAGTACCAGCAAGACCAGTTGCACCTAAAGAACCTAATACAGTAAATGAAGATCCAACGTCTCCGGATACTGTATATGGTTGGTTTTGAACTGCATTTGTTATATTAGAACCAGCATTATCAAATGCTGCCGCAGTTATAGATGACTCATTAGGAAATATTTGATTAATTCCCACATAAGCATTTAAGATATTTTTCTCACCTATTTTTAAAGCGGCTAAAGCGTTGTTTGATAAATTTAATGGCATACTACGTTGCTGTTATTAAGTATACGGTTTCTGGTAAGTAACTGTCTATAGTATAACCAGTTGTAGCTGTAGAAGTGTATGCAGCTATTGATACGGTTACACTTGTGGCCGTTGGTATTGCTGTTACTGTAGCTACAGTTCTAGTAGTATTGCTACCAGTTGTTCCAGTTACGTAAACAGAATCTCCTACAACAAATGGATTTGGAGCCGTAAAGCCTGTGAATGCTAGACTTGTAGCACTTGTAGGAGCTGTGGCTAATATAGCACTTGTTTTTTTCAAAGCATTATACTGAGCCTGTGTTCCTTTCCAAAAGTCTAATAAATTATTCTTTTCATTACCAGCTGTTGCACTGTAGTACGGTTGACCACCTATTATTTGTGTTAAATTTGCCATTTTTTATTTTTTATAAGGTATTTTTTTGTTTAACCATTCTTTACGTTCATCACATCCACAACCGTTGCCAAATATAGATTTTACAATTGTTTTTATTCCTGTGGACGAAGTAAATCTTTCAACAGTATCACCAAAACCTTTATCGCTTATAGTAGCCATCCTGAGCGTTTCTTACTAGGTTTAAAACTTTATTTATTACTTCTGGTCCTTGAAAACTTAAACCCTCGTATTGCAACATAGGCACATTTTCTGGTGTAAATCCTCTATACTTTTTACTACTTATATTAAATGTAGTTGTTTGGATTTTTTTTGGTATATCTAATTGATCGCAAAAATTACAATCATCTTTTGTAAAAATTTTTATTTCCATTTTATTTAATTTAATTTAATTTAATTATTGACAAGGAGGCCTAGTGCATCCTAAATTATTAGTCGGCGTTGGACTTCCATTTTGATTACTCCAGCTTCCACCACCACATACTAAAGGTGGATTTGCTACTGAACAAGCTCCAGAAGCTCCAGTTACAACAGGAGCTGTAACGATAGTTATATTAGTTCCGTTTTGCTGAAGAGTACAATTTGCTACTAATTGTGCTGCACTCATACCCGCACCTCCACCTGGACAAACTATAGTCCATTGTGCCGTTATACCAGATACTCCAAATGTTACGTCTTGAGAACCTCCATTACTTAAACCACTAACGTTAGGACTTCCACTCAAATTGAAATTATTAGTATCTACAGTAGGTGAGCTAAATGAACCAAAGCATGAATTTGCTGCTGGAGGATTACTTGCTGGATTACAATTAGTACCTGAACATGTTGCTGATACAGACACCCCTGAACGAGCTGCAGGATAAATTCCACCTGGACAACTAGTAAAACCAATGTAAGTTCCTGAATAACTATAACCTAAACACAATACATTAGCTGTAACTGTTCCTGATGACTGTGGAAAGCCACCTGTGTCACTAAAATTAGTTGAACCACTATTATATCCAGATTTGCTAGAACTAAATGAAGCGTTACAAGTAACACCGCAGCCATTTCCATAAGCTCCGCCTGCTAAATTGGGTCTATTATAACCATACCATGTATCACTATTACCACTACCAGCATTTTGAGTACCTGAACCTGTAGTTCCACCAACACAACCAGAATCTGCACTTGCAGACCAATTGTATGTTCCTAAAGCAGAACCATTGCTAGTTGTTGTTGTAGGATAAGCACCATTATTTGTAACAACAAGGTTTGGTAATTGTACTTGTGTTGCTCCGTTTACTGTCAAAGTAACTGTTACTCCTTGAGTTGGATACGTACCGCTAACATTTAAAGTTGCTGTAGTAGATCCTTGACCGCTTATAGAAGCATTAACATTGTTTCCACTGTCTCCAGCTTCAGCAACGGTAACTGTACCGTTAAATATTCTACCACTATCAGTAGTTATAGTTCTAGTAAAAGAAGAAAATGATGCACCAGGAGTTCCTATTGATGAAAACTGAGTTGTACTCATAGTAGCACCAGAAATAGCATCTACAAAATTAATTGTAATTGCTAATGTGTTTACATAGAACTGATCGGTTTGTTTATAACCATTCTGTATCTCAGTTGATCCTTTTCTTAGGTTACCACTGGAAACTTCGTTACTTCCTTTATATATTGGCATTAGGTTACGAAATAAAGTGTATTAGCGTCTTTAGGGCTTACAGCTGCATAAGCAGTTGCATCTCCAGTCCAAACTAAAACGTTTGAGGCTGAATTTTGATCATCTACAGAATTACCAACTGTTGCAGTAGTGGCTGTAGTGGCTAATGTAGCTAATGCAGCATCTGTAGCATTGTTTATTGTGTTAGTCGCTGTAGCGCCTGGGTAAAATGTTTTTGCGTTTGCCATAGCTTAAGTTATTAACCAACCAAAAGTAGCATTTACATATACTAAACGTATTGCCTGGTTGTTTGTTATTTCTATTGTTTGATTTGTTCCTTCGATATTTGCTGCAGCTATTGTAACTGTTTGATTTCCTACTTTTTTAATAAGAATTTCACCACCATCAGCTGTTACTGTTGCTGGTAATGTTACGGTAAAAGGTGCTGCTTGCTTGCAAACATATATTTTATTAATACCCATTGTGGTATTAGCCGTTATTTCAAAGGCTTGCGCGCCGGATATTCCTAGAAGGCCAGCGCTTGGTAGATCTATTGTAAGTCCCATATTGTTAGTTTAGTATCCATCCGTCAGCAGCGACAGAATAGAATATTTCAAATGATTGAGTTGATGCATCTAAAACTAACTCTGAAGCTCTCATTATTTTTTCAGTTCCATTTGGATCAAGCTTCCAAACGAAAGCATTTTCTTCTTCGTAAGTTACAGGTAGACCATTAGCGTCTAATTGTGACATGTTAGTGAATTTTATGCTTTGACCAGTTACACCCGCTGGAAGAGTTACGGTTCTATCTGCAGTAATATTACTTAATATATAATGATTAAAATTAACAACTGTTGTGTCTACCGTTAATGCACCACCAAAAGTATAACCTTGTTTTAAGGTTACAACACCATTAGCTGGTGCTGATATTATAAAGTTATCAAAATCAATTGATACAACCGGTACATTAGTATTACCACCAAATGTATATGTAGCACCATTTGCAGATCCTAAAACACTAAGTGGATTATGAGATATAGCTTTTGTAGCTGTATCATAATACATATAATTTGTTTTAGCAGCTTGTGGTATACTATTAAACTTAACAACCTCTGAATCTATATTCAAAGCACTTGTAGATATATTTAAAGTACCATAACCTTGTCTACCAAAAGTAGCAATGTAAGTTGCGGTATCATATGCAACTACTAAATACATATTTATTGATGCATCAAGTAATTGACCTCCAGCTGCTGGAAAAGCAGTTGTATACGTACTGTCTACAAAGTATAAACTCTGACCAGTAGGTACATTTGCAAAATAAGCTGCAAAGTTAGTTTGATTGCCAGTGTCTACAGCAAAAGAAGTAACGTCTTGCGCTATGCTTTCTGCTGTTGATAAAGATGGTGGGGTTGTTGCAGTTTGAAATAAAGCTCCTGCTGCATTTTGTATACCGTAGAAAAAACGGCCTGTTGTTATTGCTATTGGTGGACCAGCTAAAGTTTCGCTTAGTCCTGGTAATGCTTCTGCAACTCCAGAAGATAATGCTGGAAGTTGAAACCAGTTATCATCAACTTTTATTGAAGAAAGATATCCTCTATTTGTTAAAGTACCCTGTGCTGCATTACCTGATACTTGTTGTACGGCTAAAGCAGTTCCAGATGCATCTTGTAGTACGCTTCCAGCATTTGAAAGTACACCTCTTGTGCCATCTGTAGCTATTGCTGTAAATGTATTTTGACCCATAATGGTTCTACCGTCAGTAGAAGTAGCATTAGTGTCTTTTACTATATCTTTTGTAAATCTAGTTGCGTTTGTAATAAGGTTAGATCCAGTTCCAGTTCCTGAAACAGTAAGATCACTACCATCTGTGCTCATAAGCACATTATTAGTATCACCACCAAATTTTATACGACTTTCAGTTGTAGGTAATTTTATATCACCATATACCGTAAGGTTATGTGGGTCTGTTATAGGTGATAACGTACCTATAGTAACATCACCATCCGGTACCTCAATATTACGAGTAACCTTAAGTGTACCTATAGCCTGTGTTTCTATTTGAGTAGCACCTGTTAAGAAAGTGAACTCAGTAAAGGCAACTTGGCCTCCAGTGTATGTAGGCGCTGTTGTAACGTTAAATGCCCAGTCTGTATATTTTACACTTCCGCTTGAAACATACTGAGTAGCGTTAGCTGCAGGGCTTGCATTAGAAAAGTCTGGAGTATTAAAAGCTGTAACAGTTCCAGTATGAGCAACACCTCCGATAACACCTGACCATGTAGCTGAATTAGCTGCAAAGTCTGCTAGATCGTAATCAACGGCAAAAGAACCGTTGTTATAATCTCTTATAATTAAAAAAACCTGACCACTACCTAATGTATTTAAGTAGATGTCTGCACCTGTATTGATTGTAGCACTTTTAAGAACAACATTGGTAAGCGTAGAGCCAGCTAAGGTTCTTACTAAAGCTCTTTCATAGTCAGTTCCTTCTCTATTAACAGTAAGCGCAAAACCTAAAGGTATTGTGTCTATTATATTAGCAGGAGAACCTGTTTGTATGTAAGTCTTTAGGCTATCAATTGTGTAATTTCTAGTTGCAAGCGATGAGGTTGATGCAGAGTCAGTACCAAGCAGCTTATCGTTGCCTTCTATAATAGAGTCTATTGTATATGTACTGATTTTAGCCATCTTATCCTTTTAATTTAGTTCCGCCTTGTGACATTTTTACTTTAGCAGTAATAGGCATACATTGATTAGGGTTTTCTACTTTTTCAGGCTTTATTTCAAGTGGTCTAGTAAAAACGTTTTCTGGTTGTATTTTTAATCCTTTTTTCATTTTGTTTTTTTTATTATACGTCAGTATCTGTTATTAATGCATGCACTACTCCATTAGCTGTACCTGTAGTTACCCAAAATTCAAAAGATTGAGCTAAAATACCTTCATTCCATACTATTACATCATAACCGCCTAAATTTATAGAACCTTTTGTGTTAGATACATAAACTGGAACATCATAAACTAAATTATAAGCAATAGTATCGTAATACTCATAACTAATAGTTGTTACTTTATCATTACCTTGATAAGCATTGTTTAATGTTATTATATTTTCAAATACAGAGAATCCATCTCCTTGATGTAGTGTAGTTGCTGCTTGCGTAGAACTTTTTATTTTTAATACAGCATTTCTAATAGTTTGAGGTCTATTTAAAAGCTGGTAACCTGTAGTTGCATCTGAAGTGTAAGATGAAGTAAAACTAATCACTGCTGAAAAGGCAGTTGGTAGACTTGTTATAACACCATTTTCAGGAACGTTATTATTTCCCGTAGCATTAAAAACTTGTACTTTTTGACCTACATACCAATATAAATTAGTTATGATTTGGCTTAAACCTGTTAATGTCATTGTTGTTGCATTAGATGGAGCAGCGCTTAAGCCACCAGTTCTTGCATCATCATTGTAATTAGGTACCGTTATAGTTGTAATATTACCATTAGGTACTGTTAAAGCTTCATTTTCTACATTATAATTATATGCACCTGCACACATTCTTTTTCTAAGTACAACACCTTCTAATGTAGCATTAGCCGCTACAGTAAAGCTATTTATGGGTGTACCTGTGTCTGGATTTACTGAAGAAGTAATTGGTATTAATGCCATTTTTTATTTTTTTTGTTTGTTGAATTCTTTTATTGCTTGGCTGTACACTTTGTCTATATAAGTGTCACGCTTCATGATTTTATTTCTTCTCGCTGAATAAGGTAGTTCTTCTACTCCTATTAATATGCGATATATTCTTTTTATTAATAATTTACCTTTTTGACTTACTTTATATTTATTATGATCACCCTTTCGGCCACCACCTTTCCAGGACTTTTCAATCCATTGGTTTTTTTGTAATCTATAAAACCGGTCTTTATCCCATGAATAAAATAAAGTACCGGTCTTAAAATCTTCTATAGTAAAATATACTATTGGATCTAAATAAAATAATAGTTCTAAATCAGCTACACTTAACTCATTATTCTGAACCGCCCATCTAGATACTAATCTGTAGTATTTAAGGAAATCAATTTTTAATTCCCCACGTTGTGCGAAATCAGATCTTTTCATTACATTACTGCTACAACGTCTCTTAACTGAATAACTTTGTATACTTCGTCTCCATATTCTACTGGAAAGCCTGATACACGGTCATAGAGTATCCTCTGACCACTTTTAAGAGCGTTTGGTCCAGAAGAGATAATATTAGCTTGTCTGTATCTTATATCTTCTCTATGCTTCTCTGATAGCTCTAAACCACCTTCGGTTTTTTTAGTAACTTCTACTATTTCATCTATAACTATATAATTTCCTACTGCTTCCATTATTCTCTTACGTTTGAAATTACACAATCAGTTGATAGTATCGTATTAGCTACAGATACAGCATTATTTAATGCACTTTTGGTTACTAATAAAGGATCTATGATACCTGTGTCTATCATGACCTTATCAACGCCCAGAGTTACATCAACTCCAATGCCCCATTCATTTAATGAAAAAGATTTTGGATCTAATCCTGCATTTGTTAATATTTTGGTAAATGGCGAAACTAAAGCGTCTTTTAATATATTCACTCCAGCTAACATACCCCCATTAAGTTCCATTTCCCAATCTACAGAAGCAGCATATGCTAATGCTGAACCTCCTCCTGGTAAAATGCCTTCTTTACGAGCTGCTTTAACAGCGTGTATGGCGTCATCTACTCTGTCTTGCTTTTCTTTTAACTCTACGTCAGTATCTGCACCTACATAAATTATAGATACACCACCGCATAATAAAGCCAAGCGATCATTCAAGTGTTTCGTTAAAACATGATGATCTTCTTTTTCAAGAGCAGTTTTTAAATATTCGATACGCTCTAATGCTTCTTCAGATTTTTCCTGAATAACTAAAACTGTACCTTCTTTGTTTGAGATAGCTTTATCAGCTTCTCCTAGCATGTCCGGGGAAATTGCATCAATCGAATCTCCTAGGGTTTCGTCAAAAACTTTAGCCCCGACAAGCAATGCTAGATCCTCTAAAATATCCTTACGCTTAAGTCCGAAGCTAGGGGGATCTATGACATTGACCTTAATATTGCCCTTAGCCATGTTCATAGCTAAAGCCGTAATTGGCTGAGCTTCCAAGGGGGCAATAAGTAGTATGCTACGGTTTGACTTAATAGCATACTCTAGGATGTCTTGTATTTTTCTAACGTTTGGAATATCTGTTGCGCTTATAAACACAAGGGGATTTTCCAGTTCCGCAACTTCTTTTTCTTTATTAGTATAGAAATGCGGCATTTTTGTAGTAGAGTTTAATTTAGTTCCCTCAACTACGTCTACGTATGTTTCACTTGTAGCGGATTGCTCCATTGCTACTATACCATTATCACCAGCTTTTCTAAAAGCGTCAGCAATAAGAGTACCTAACTCTTTATCATTATTAGCAGATATGATGGATACATCATCCAGCATTTTATCATCAACATCTATAGCTTTTTTTTCTAAAAAGTCTACAATGTGCTTTTTATACTTATTTACACCTTCTTTTACGTCTCTAAAAGAAAAATCGCTTGCATTTGATTTATGATAACAGTCAATAATAGCCTGAGTTAGTACTATAGAGGTGGTGGTACCATCTCCTGCTATATTGGCTGTCTGTTGTGCTGCTTGCTTCATCATAGATACGCCCAGGTTCTCCACCGGGTCCATAAGCATTATGGAATTAGCTACCGTTACACCATCTTTAGTGACATACGGGTTGCCAAAGTCATCTTCTATGATTACACTACGTCCACTAGCTCCTAATGTAGAGCTAACCGCGTCAGCAATCTTATTTATTCCTGTAATTAATTTATCTTTTGCCGTATTATCAAAGTACAGTGCTTTGACAAGTTTAGGACCTCCGAATTGTGCCATTTAATTTAATTTAATTTGATTTTATTTTAACATTTCCATCTACGTCTAGCTGCTCTACCTCTTTTACCGGTCCAGCTTTTAGATCTAGCACAAAATGATTTACGTCTGCCAGCAGCTTTGCTACCTTTTTTAACCTCACCGGTTACTGCAGTTTTTAATTTACTACCTGGGTTTTTAGATCTGTATTTTTTAACTCCAGCGGCCGTCATACCGGCTCCTTCTTTTACAGTTCTAAAATTACGACCTTTACCTTTAGTAGTTTTTCTAGGTTCTTTACTTTTTTTGCGTAAAAAAGGTGATTCATCAGTATTGGATTCAACATTCTGCTGTATCTTTGGTTCTTCTTTTACACTAAAAAGAGATTTACCTGCATTTGACTGATTGAAAGGATTTCCTTTTTGTACGTAAGCCATTGCTTAAGGAGTAGTAATAGTATCATCATCTAATCCAACCTTAATCATTTCAGGTGGCTTATTTAAAGATTCATTTGCTACGGCACTTGATTCTTTTAATCCACTCATATCAGGTCCTTTTTCGTCTTCTTTAGCAACATTCTTTTCAGCTACTTCTAATCCATCTTCTTGATCTAATCCTGAACTAATAGCACCTTCAATTCCATCTCTACCTTGAGAAGGATCAGCGTCACTATATAGACCTGTACTTCTAGCGCCTTGAGCTATTGCAAATAATGGAGATCCGTAGGAATCCATTTTGTCTGATGACTTTTTACTAAACGAACCTTCAGTATGAAGTTCTTTAGAACCTTGATTCATAGTGAATGGATTTCCACCTTGTGAAAAACCACTACTTTTTGGAAATTTTGGCATAATATATAATTAAGAGTTATTGCTCCAATGTTTAGATAAAAAAGTACCGCCTCTTCGAGACTTAGCATCGTAGCTAGCATCTTTCTTTAATGCATGCGCGTGATCGAAATCGTTCTTAGCAGCCGCCATTTTACCTGTAGCCGCTTCATAGCGACCATCAGCTTTTAGTTTCTTTTCGTGAGAGTAATCATCCATAGATGATTCTTTGTCTTGGTACTTGTTCATTTTTTGATTTTTAAATGTCAGATGGTCTAGCCGTCTTTAAGGTTTTTTGTTTTGGACCGTCTGTCCTTAACCTTTCAGGCTTTTGCCTTCTGACTGTTTTTATTTATTTTTACAGTTACACTCTTTTTTGCCACACTCACAGGGAGCATCCTCGATGTCTCCTAATTTAGTTAGCCTTGTAATGATATTCTTTTGTATTTGAATGATCATAGATTCAAGCTGGTCGTTACGTACTTCCATCATTTGCATTCCTGCCTGAAGTGATTCATTCTTATTTCTTAAACTTTCTAGTTCCTCTGGGTTCTTTCCAATGATTGTATATATTACTACTGATAAGGATCCTACCATCATACCTACTACAGATACAAACACATCTTTGTTAACCGGAGGTATTTCATTATATGATAAGAATAACAATAGAAAAACAATCAATAAGAATATACCCGCTGCACCTAAGTAGTGCCTTAAATCTTTTGCTGATCTGGGTGTCATACTCATATTGTTTTTAAATTTTCTAATAGTTTCTGTCATATTAAATTAAATTTTATTTCTTCACACAGTTGTTGACCATCTTAGCTTTACCGCCTTTAGTCTTTTTCCCACTAGGAGATTTTTTCTTTCCAACTGCTTTATAACCTTTCCAACAACTAGGTCCTTTCTTTTTTTTAGCAGCCATTACTTAGTACATTTTATTTTTCCTAATAGGCTCAGTTGTTTTCTTTTTAGTTTTTTTAGTTGGTTTAGCAGCTAAAATACTTTTCTTAATAGCATCAGGTAAATTCTTTTGCTTACCAACTAATGCCTTTTTAGCTGGAGATTTCTTTACAGCTTTTTTCTTTACAACTTTTTTCTTTACAACTTTTCTTTTCAATATAGGTTTCATAATGATTATTTTTTAAATTTTATTCTTGACTTTTTTCCATTGCTTTTTTAGCGAGCATCTGTGCGCCTATCTTAACTAGCATAGCTGGTATTACTTTGATTGGACTACCTGAAGCCCCACCTGTTTTTTTACTCATAGTAGTTCCGCAGTTATGTACACCTTTCTTTGTACCCGCGCCACCTAAATTCATTGGTCCTAATCCCATGTTATCTTTTTTTATCTTTTTTAATTTTAGCTGCTTTAGCCTTAGCGTTAGCTTTTAAATACGCTGCTCTTACAGCAGCCTTTCTCTCTGACTCTCTAATGGCAGCTTTCTGTAGTTGAGATAGTTTACCAGTCTTTTCTCTTTTCTGCGCCTTCTTCAATGACCTAGCATTGTCCTTGTCACTCGCATAGAGATTCTTATTCTTAGGTTTTCTTCTTACCATAGCTACTTCTTGGTATGGCTGTACCCTTTCTTCTTCAGGGCCAGATGGTCCTTCATAGTCTTAGCAGTTTTTACCAAGCCCGTCTTGCTGTACATCTTATGTACCTTGAATGCTTTTGCCATTTGTTAATGTTTTAAATATAGGAGTATTGTGTAATATATATGTATCTAGTAATCAGATGATTAGAAAAGTCATATCTTATTATGCCCCCATATCAATAGTATATTGTTGATTTCATTGCGTATTTGACAGATAACATACAATTCTATTATCGTATTGACAATCGTATGTCAATGTGTCATGTATTATTCATTGATATCATCCAATCATTATCATATTATCATTATATAGCTATATCGTTATGTTATTATCATATATGTATACATATCGTTAAGACATTGATATGTATTGTATTGTATATGTCATTGTGTCATAGTTATATTAATATAATATAGTATTTGGTTATGACATAGTGTCATGATATATATATAGTTATATGACATTGTGTCATATGATTGATGTCATTATCATATTGTCGATATATCTCATTATATCTATGAGATTATTATATATATAGTATTATAGTGCAATATATTCAAAAAGGGACATTTTATATATATGTTATAATAAAGTACGTTACAAAGTGTATATTAATGTGATAATATATATGAATATAATAATATAAATACTATGAAATACAATAAAATATATAATTTAATAAAAAATGACTGTGAAGAATTATATCACGTGAATGATTGTGAAAACTTTCTAGAAGAAAATGAATTAGATTTAAATTGGTTTTCAAAAAATGAATATATAATATTCTCTAATATATGTACAAATTATAATAATGTTATAAAAACATTAAACAATAATAAAATTAAATTTAATGAATATGAAGATTATTTAAATTTAAAATATATAATTGTATAAAGTACGTTACAACTCACATATAAATGTGATAATATAAATGAATATAAAAATAATATAAATGCAAAAACTTAAAACAAATCACTACAAATCACAATTGATTTTCACTAAAAAACTAACTAAAAATAATATTTCTTATTACGGTTTTAAATTAAATGAATTAATAGATTTTAAATTATACAAATTAGATTATGACTTTCAATTTAAAGGTTTAACATTTATAAGTGATGAAAAATTAAGCGAAAGTTTATATATAAAAAGATAATAATAAAATACGTTACAAATCATATTAATGTGTGATAATATAATGTAAGTAAAAATAATAATAATATGATAGTAACAGTAAAAAGTAAAGATAATTATAAAATAGATGTGACGAGATTATATCTTCAAGCATTAGAGAAAACTATAAGTGTAGAAGACTACAAAAAAGAATTAGATTTAATAACAAGTAATAATAAAAATATATAATATGAATGATATAAAAAATGTAAAGCGCTTTGTGATAAGTGTAAAAGGTATAGAAAATAAACAAGTATGTGTGTTTATAAATAAAAAAGGTGTTGAGTATAAGTACGATCAAAGTGTAGTATTCAATCAATTAAAAGAAAAGTTTGAAAAAATGAATTGTTGGACAAAGTATAAAACTTATACTAATACAAATAACTTACCAACTTTCGTTAAAGCTTTAAATAGCTTAGTATAATAAAAGAATAAGGTGTTGAAGTGTGTTCTTTCCTTAAACGAACAGACAATTGAGTGAACGGTTAGCAAGGTTAAATTCCTTAGTTAAATGGGAAATAAAGGTTCGATTCCTTTCCGCTCTACTAAATAATAAATATGAATAAAATAGAAAAGAAATTATTAAACAAAGTGTTTAATGACTATATATATAACTATTGTTATAAAGATAAGAAACCAAATGAATTTAAAAGTGATGTAGAACACAAAATAGTAAGTGATATATGTGACTTTATGAAAAAATATAAAATATGACAGAGAAAATGATGAGTGAAAAACTGCTTAAAATAGCAGAGTTCGAAAAAGAATATGGCGAAGATCATGGTATTACAAACGTAATAGCTATGAAGAAATATTGTAGTGACAAACAATATAGAGAAAGAGTACACGCTTTTAATAAAGCAAGTGCTAATACAATTAAATATTATAAATTATTCACATGTTAGAAAAATTAAAACCACTAAGAAGTACACCAACAGGTATATATTTCCGTATGGCAGATGGTCGTATCGGTTACGCTAATCACCAATATGCTCGAGTGAGTGTCACTCGCGAAGGAATTAGAAATGGTCAATATTACAAAGAAGATTGTAGTATCGGCGATAGAATGTATCAAATAAATACAAGAATTAATTATCCTCACCACGAAACATCAAGTATAAACATGATAGGTAGAGTGAGATATAATGATATTAGCGAAGCGATTAACGCTTTACAAAATTTTAACTGTAAAAACTGTGGTGAATACGCTGTAGAATTACGTAAAAATAAAATTATAAAAGAATATAACGAGCACAAAGCTTTAAATATTCGCTCTGTATTAACAAGAGATGAAGACGAAGCATACAATCGAGGTCATGATGACGGTAGAGAAAATGGTTATAGTGACGGTAGAGAATTTGGTTATAGCGAAGGTTATAAAATGGGCAAAGAAAATGGCTATGAAGATGGTTATAACGAAGGTTTTAGCGAAGGTGTTATTTCAGTCGAAGAAAAATTAAATAAATTATTAAATACATTATAATGAATAAAGAAGATAAATCAATTTTAAAATATGCACTTAGTATAGATGAAAAAGGTAGAGTAACACCATTAGAATTTGCTTCATGGTTAAGACAATCACTAGATATAGAAGCAGAAAACTTATTTGGTGAATTTGGTTTTGCTACATTAACAAACGACGAACAAAATCTTTGCTTTGCAGAAGTATATGAAAAAGGATTGATTGAATAAAATACGTTACAAAACAAAATAGTTTGTGATAATATATATGTAACAAATAAATAATAATATGCAAAAATACTGTAAATGTGGTAGTACACTACACCCTGTTAGATTAAGTTTAGGATATACTAGATGCATCGAATGCTCTACTATCAATA